TAAAACATCCCAAGATGCCCAAGATCCAAAGTTTGTCTAAATTTAGATAGCCGTTCAGCAAGTAATGTTGCAGTTGGTCCTAAAGAGATAACTATAACTGTGTCCTCATTAGTTCTATAAATTGCTTTATGTACTAAACTATCAATCATAGAAAAAGAATCTCTTTCTGGACCTAATAAAGTTTCATATCGTCTTGCTGTACTAAAAATAGATTTATCTTTATCAAAACCAGTTCCTTCACCTTTTATTAATAAAACATTTTTTCCACTCCAAAGAGCTTTAATTGACTCATAAAAGGTCACAGAACTCTGCCCAGATGAATCAGGACGGGTTATAAATGAAGATCCATAGGTTTTCCTAGTATTAAGTAAAGAAACGTACCTTGACTGTTGTGCAAACTGTTTCCAAAAGTTCCATTTTTCTTGAGTAGGCCAATCACTTCTTGGTTCATAAATTCTTGGAATACAAACAAGTAAATTTTTATTATTGGTATCTCTTAATAAAAATCTCATTTGTTCCGCCATATTCCTATCGGCTTTTTGAGACTTAGCACTAGCCCCAATACAAAGTTTAAATTCCCCATCACCATACCTGGCAACAGAACATTTATTATCAGAAATATACTTAATTGTTTCTATTTCTGTCATTACGTTCATAAGTATTCCTCAAAATTAGTGAACTTAAAATAAGGGAGTAAACTATTTGGTGTTGCATTTAGTATTTCAACATTACGGAATTTTGCTTGTCTTGCAAGGGAATCAAAAGGAACAATAAAATTAGTATAAGGTTTATTTGTTTTTCTAAAAGCATGTGGATGCCAATTAGATTCTCCATCGACCCAACGCATATCAAACCCAACTAAAATTATTCTTGATGCCCCAAGATGAATTGCTAAATCTGTAGCTGCTCCACCAGAAGAGGAATTAAAGTTAATTTTATTTTTATCTATATGAACCCCATGCCCATTACTATAGGGTATTTTAATAATTGAAGTATCAGAATCAGGGATTGGTAGATCTGTTGTTTTTCCAGACCTACGATCACAACTTATTTTAATAATATCATATTTAATAAAATCATCCTTCATAATCCAATAAAATCGGGAATCACCAAAGAAACAAATATCAATCCTAACCCCAAGCAATATTGCATGATTTACGCCTATTATTGGGTGATTAATATTCCTCCCTTTTACTATATTAGGTAGAGATGGTCCTCCACCATAAATAAATACGGTTTGTCCTTCAAATACCTTTGGTAACTTATTATTAACTAATGATTGCTTCAGATTTAGTAATTGTTGATTTGTTGGGATCATTTAGTGCCTCTTCAACTGTCATTATTGGGAAGTCTTTTATAGCACTGGTTGAACTACAGTTTAATATTTCTACCCCACGCTCTTTTGCATGTTTTGCGATGATAGGAAATCCACGCAAATGGCGGAAAAATGGGGGTACTACCTTTTTTTCTCTATTATGTGTCCCAAACCAATGACTCATTTGATTTTTACTAAGAGTCATATCAAAGCCAAGTAATATAATTCTTTTTACTCCAAAATGAATAGCAAGACTTATAGCAGCAGCGCCACTATTATTATTCCAAGCTACAGCAGATTTATTTTTACTAATCCCCTGTGTGCATTCTTTATCTTTAGCAAGATATTTAATACCTTCCATATCTTTTATAGATCTATATGCAAACCTATTACAACAAGTAACTTTTAACCCTGCAAATTTGGCAATACCTAATCTATGTACTAAGTACCAAGAATTATCTCCAAAAAAACAAACATCTACCCAACTCCCCAAAGTATATGCATTATTTACACCAATAATATGTTTATTATGTATTGTAGATAAATAAGGGGAATAGGTAGAGGCAGGAAGTTTTCCTGCCATTACCTGAGAAACAATATCATTTGGGATATTAAATTGTTGAGGGATGCTTGGACCACCACCAATAATAAAACACTCACCATCTTTCCAAATTTCTGGAGCAGTCCAAAGCATAATATTACTCCAGAAGACGGGCCAACATTACTTTTGCCGCATCTTCAGCTAAAGCAGTTTCATTTAATATTTTTCCACGGCAATCAACAATATTAAATTTATCCTCTTCATAATTGCAAGGGGTTATTTTATATTCTGGATTTGCTACCACTAGAGGAGGGGTTTCTTTTATAGGATCTAAAGCTTTAATAATATCTTTTACAGATGAAGGAATATCCCCTGGCCTAGACCAAAATATTTCACCAGATTTTACTGGTGGTCCACTCAAAGGGTAAAAAAGACCCCCATTATTTTTATATCTAATTTTACCATCATGAGAATCTTTACTTTTTACACTTTTTACAACAACTTTAGGTTGTACAACTTCATCTTTTTCAATCTCTACTACTTCTTCCACAACTTCTTTTTCACTACGGGCTGATTTCCGTTTCATAATAATGCTCCTAATTTGGGAACTTGATTAGTTCCTTATTATTAAACTAAGTCAAAGTCAAAACAGTCAATCCAGAATTTCCATCATGATCATTACGAATCTGAGGAACCTGAATTGCCATGACTTTAAATTTAATAACCATATCACCTTCAGTTTTCCACTGAACGGTTTGCATAGCCATACCATTTACTAAACGAACAACATCGCTGGTCATTTGAACCATCACTACTTTACCATCAGTAAGGGTGTCAACAATTTTAATACCCATAATGTTGTTGAGTTTCATAATACGATCACGAATAGTTACACCAGGATACAAAGTGGAATAATCCTCATCTATTCGTGTTTCATATTCAGTTGGAATGTAAAGCTGCCATGGACCATAATGCTTTGCAGCAATAGAAGCTTTCTTCATTTTCTGAACATCAGAAAGAATCTGTGCTCCAGTTGCACTATCATCCCAAACAGTAGAACTAGTTACTGTGTTCCGTTTAGGAGCATTCAAATAACTATAAATTGTGCCACCAAAAGCGGCATAAGAAGTATCCGTAAACAACATGGCTTCCAATTTCTCTTTAACCTTACGTCCAGCTTGTTCAACCATCGTAGTGTCAAGCGGATTTCCCATATTACGACTAGCAGCTAATGCACGAGCATTAATATCAAAATCAACATGAATAATCGGGATAGGCAAGAAGGTAGAACCATATTCAGGGCGATCTGCATTACCACGGGTAACACCGTCCATACTAAGTTCAGCTTCCATCGAATCAGAAATATCATGGTACTCAAGAACTGTAGTAGCCATGGCATTTCCAAGATTATAAGTCAGTCCTTTACTAACAAGATCTTCAACACCACCAAGACGACTACGAGAGATGTCCAGCAAGGCTTTATCAAGCTGCATCCACTCTTCACGTCTAAGAGTGCTATTAGCATTTACCTGGATAACATCATAAAATTTTTCATCTTTGATATCCCCATGACCTTTATAAATAGAAACATAGGAACGCCCATCATATTCAAAAGGTCTAAGTCTCCCAACATCAAGCTTTTTACTATTAAGCAACATTGTTGCAATAGCTCCTTGAGCTTGATTATTTCCAATAAAATCAGTGTTAACCTTCATATTTATAAATTCCTTTCATTAAGCAACGATGACAGCAATACGTTTAGCAAACTCTAACGTACCAGACGATTCCCCACCAGAAGAGTCAGATGTGTCTACTGCTTCCTGAGCGAAACCAAATATTTGTTTAGGGTAAACAGACAAAACACCAGGAGATTCAATATCTGCTGTGTGTTTAGTAAGCATACCATTGCCAGCAGATTCCAAAGCATCCCCAATGGATACGCTAACACCATCAGTCAGAATTGCATAAACCACATCACCTGTTCTAAATATACCAATTTTTACTACATCAGCAGCATCATAAGCCGTATCAATAGTCCCACCCTGAAGCTCATCTTCAAGAGCGACCATATTTCCAAGGATGTTTCCACCAGCAGTTGCATGAGCCACTACAGTATTGCCCGAACCAAGTTGAAGAATCATGCCAGGTGTAATTGCCGCTCCTGCAAGACGCTCAATCTCAATTTCGTTATACCGTTTTAACTTAATTGTTTTCTTAACAGCCATAATATATTTCCTCCAAATTTATTAGTTACTGAATGTTGCCAGGAAGCAACACAGGAATAGCCTTATCACTTCCACGATTAACATTAAAATTAGCTCCAAGATTGCCAGAGTAATCAACTGGGTCTTGAATAAGACTTGCAATCTTATCAAGTTCAACTAAAGACTTGCCATCAAGCTCTTCTTTAGTAAAAGCTTTGGAATTAGCAGTAATTTTAGTAACAATTTCTGCTTTCTTGTTTGTTTGCATTCGATCCCCAATCTCAAGCTGTTCACGAATCTCAGCAGGAGCAAAAGCAAGATACTCTGCTTTAGACATTCCCGCACAAGCTGCTAAAATCTGTTCTTTAGTAATAGTCACAGGTTTCTCCGAATTTATCTGAAGTGTTTTAATATTATCAGAATTAGTTTGTAGCGTTCTTGTCATATCGAGTAATTGATCAAGTCGATCTTCTTCAAGAGTGTTAAGAAATTCCTGATCATTATCCGTATATGGATTACTAGTATTTGCAATCAGGGCCAAAACTTTTGCAGGACAGCCTTTGCATTTCTTATCTTTATCATCTGCCATCTTATTAACCTCCAACTTATTAACTTCTATATAACTAACATCTCTTTTTACTTTAATTGCTTCTCCATTAAATACTATACTACCATCGTTTGCAACGGAATAATTTTGTCTACAAAGTTTCTCATCATCACTACCTCTAACTGAATAAACAAAATTATCAGGAAAACAATCTACAAGATAATGATATTTGCTACCACTATCCATACTATTTAGTTTACTTTGTATTGCACTCATTACTTCACTATAACCTTCCTGATTAACATGGAAGGATATAAAACCTTCTTTTAGTAAAGCCAAAACATTATCTTTTATACTCAATTGTTCCCCTTTCTTATTAACTCTTATCCCACAACCGTCCTTTATAGAACAAGCCCCTACTTCTCCAGGTAAAAGCGCTAAATGATCTGGCCTATGATTAGTAGCAATAGATGTATAATGTTCATCATGCCAATTACCTTCTACATATTTATTATCAGTAAATACACCTACGGAAACTTCTATTGGCTCTTGTCTTTTCAACATAGCGAGTGTTTGCGGATTAACTATACTGAGTTTATTTACATCAATCCAAGCTTCCGCTTTTAACTTAACTCCATCCATAAAAGCATTAAAAATCCTACCTACATTTTCTTTCTCTAATACTTCAGGAGAATTTGCACTTATATAATTCTCATTAGGGTCTTGCGGATGATAAATTACTACAGGTATACCATTCCATGAAGGTACTATATGCCCTAATTCTTCAGCAGAATGAAACACAGGTCCACCAGACCCATTGTGAATCCCTTCTACCATCATTACTACAGGAACAACAATGTGCTCTTTACCTTCAAACATCTCTGTTCTAATAGTGTATCCATTAACTTGAATCGCTTTTATACAAGATTGGTGAGTTACGATTTTAGCCATAATAATTACTTTCCTTTATTAGAATCTTTTACTCCACGGCCCTGAGCAGTACCAGCTTTTTGTGTTGCTTGAGTTTGCTTAATAATTGCTTCTAATATTGCTTCAGGAGATAAATTATTAGTATCTTTCCAATATTTAATTTCTTCTGTAGTAAGCCCAAGCATAAATTCATAAAACATATGTGGAGGACATACAATAGCAGCAGCGGGATTATTCATATATGACATTACAGCTTTTGCTCTAATGGCTCCAATATCTGCACGTTCTTTTATAGAAGGTGCAAATAAATCAGGCCAAATAAAATTATAATTTTCACTTGTATCAGGAAGAATACTATAAGTAAGACATTTATCTATAAATGGATTTAGTATTCTGTCTTCGACAACATCACTCTGTATATTTTGAACAGATTCAAGCCAATTACTTTTATCTTCTGAACTAGCTAATTCCCCACGTTCACTTCCAAGTAATATACGAAGAGGAATTCCTTTTTCAGCGGATATCATTTGTAACTGGATGCCCACATGATTTATGGGGTCTGAAATTTGTGTATCTAATGATGTTATTTTTACACCTTCATTTATTAAAAATCTCCTAAGTTCATTTTCATATTCATCCAACTGATTAACTAAATCAGCTTTCATTGTATCATTCATGAAATGTTCTTTATCTACTTCTCCAGTATACCCAGGTCTTGCACCACGCCAGAACATTTCAGCAGAACCACCAACAAGTTTTTCAAGATCCATTAATCTATTATATACAGGGCGCAATGAAGGCGTCCCATATATATCAGATTCTAATAAATCACTTGTTACATGTAGTATTCTTGTATAATGAACAATCATTGTCCTTGAAACTGCTTGGGCAGAATCCATATCATCATTTGAAAGAGTGATATTATAAAATTCAGGAAGCCCAAATCTTTCACTAGTAGATTTTTGATCAAAAGAACTTATTGTGGCATTGCCCTCACTAATTGGGTTTAAATAAATAAGTTTAGGGGTTTTTCCTACAGGTTTCTGCCAATCATTAGGACTTTTAACATCATTAAATCCAAATAATAAAATAGCATATCGACCAATATTAGCTAATTTATGAAGTCTAATAAATTTAGATTTTAAATGATATTTCTTCCAAAGTTCTTTCCACGCTTTTTCAAAGCGTGTATCTTTATCACGCTTTCCTTGTGATAATTTAACTTGTCCCCGCCACACAGCATTTATTGGTCGATCAATAATTGCTTTAGCAATATCTTGCCTTTGATATCGTGCAGCATAATCTTCAAAAGTTAAATTAGTAGGGTACCCAAGAGCTTTGTATATATCTCTTTTACCTGCATACTGAGTCCCCAAACGATTAAATAAATCAACTCTAGCAAGCAAGGTGCTATACTGAGATAGTTTGTCGTCTTTACTCTTATTAGTAGTAAATTTTGTTCTCTGCATAACACCCCTTTATAAAGTACTCAATTTATTTATACACAATAACTTAATCATGTCAATATATTCTTCTTACCATACGCTTCTGTGCTAACTTATTAAATGCAGCAGAAGAAGCATCAACCTGATCCTTAAACTTCCCAAATGGAAATATCTGATGTTCATTAATAAAATCTTTATTCCACTCACCACGCATTAATAATACATTACCTTCATTCACTTGTACTGAATAAGGATCTGCACGAAATATTTTATCCCCTGTAGGGCGTTCTGCGATCACATTAAATCCAGCAAGATTAAGTGTAGTTGCTTTTGCAGAATCTTTACCCCCCGATCCAGGTTCTATTTCATGAAACACTATTACATCTTTACCATCAGCTTCAGCAGTAGACCTCATTAATCTTTCACGTTGATATGCTGCTAATTGTTTTCTCTTTACATCTTCTATTAAAAATTTACCATTAGTAAGCCTAGACATCTTTACACCAGCAGTATATGCCCCAGAACTTTCGGAACCTGCTTTGTCCCACGCACGTATAGTCTGAGTAATATGAGGCTTTACATCTATTATCTGGAACATCTCTACTTGAAACATACCTCCACCTGGAGGAACAGGATTCTGCCCAATCTGTCCTGCATACCCATATTGACCTAAATTTACTAAAGACTCTTCTAAAGCTTTCCTTGATAATCTCTTTTCATCTAATAAACCATTTTTATATCTCTTTACTAATTCTGATGGTTTTACATATTTCTCATATTCCCCTAATTCCCCAGGAAGACATATGTGATAGAGATTAGCTTTCTTCTTAGCCAGCATATGCCCAGCAGGGTCATCTTCATGCAATCTCTGCATTACTGTAATAGTAGGTACAATCTCTTTATCAACTTTTCTCATACTAAGTGTTTGATCCATCCAACTATTTGCTGTTTTTAGTCCTTTCTCAGAAACAGCTTCATCAGGTTTTAGTGGGTCATCAACAATTAGTATATGCCCATGCATACCTGTAACAGTTCCACCTACAGATGTACTAAATCTAGCACCACCATTACGCATGTGGCCTTTACCATCTAAATACTGTATTTTATAATTAGATTTAGTATTTTTATCCTCTCTTATCTGTATTTCAGGGAACATTTGCTTAAATTTAGGTGATTTTATTAAATCTCTAGACAAATCTGACTGTTCAAGAGATAAATCAGCACCATATGAGGCACAAATAAACTTCATCCAGGGCCAGTTCTCAGGGAGCCAGCACCAAACAGGGAACATTATAGTAATTAACACTGATTTAGTCATTCCTGGAGGTACATTTACTAATAAATCATACAACTTAGGTTTCATTATTGCTACTTGTTTAGCAATAAGCATCAATTGTTCTGAGATAACATCCATGTGCCAGTTCCAGTGAAGTTCATCATGACTAACACAATCCCAGAAATACTTTACAAAATCAGTAAATTCTCTTTGCACTAAAGCTTTTGTAACGGCTAAAGAATTTTCAACAGCAAACTGAAATACTTTCTCCTTGTCATTTACTACTTCAGGTTCATCTAAAAAGGATTCATCAACTTCAGATAAATCTGTTTCCTCAGACTCAGGTACAAAGCCTGTTGGTTCTACAGGCCATCTACCTCTTTTCCTTCTGAATTTGGAATGTTTCTTTACTGGACCCAGATGAAGCTTTGGGCCAAATAACTTTTTTTCTCTTATTAATTTATTACTACTATTAGTTCTCGTTCGTAACATCGGTTGCCTCTGCTTCTATAAACCCAGCTTCAATTTGTTTTACTATTTTTCCCTGCCCAAGTTTTTGAGCAATTCGTAATTCCTCTGTAGTAAGTGAACCTAAATTAAATGTAACAGAAACAGGTGGTGGAGTTTCTTTTGATTCAGATCTACCCCATTTACCTCTTTGTCTATTATTCATCCAGTATTCAGCAGCATGAACATTTGGAGGAAATTTCTTTCTAACTGGAATTCTTAGTATTTTCAAATCCTCTGTTACTACACCTTTTTCATCAACAGTTTTTATTTTACGAGTTACTATCTCTTCTTCAAGATGGCCCCAGCCGATTGCAGATCTATATAATGCCTGTGCTACTTTAGCATCTGCCTGTTCTCTACCTTTACTAATTGCTAATCTTGTTTCAGGATGAACTATCAACCAGTTTTTTAATGTAGTATGAGGGACATCAATTACTACACACATTTCTTTATCAGTATGTCCTAGTAGTGCAAGACGATATAGTAATCTTGGATGATATTTTTTGTCATACATGGATTCTTTATTTGGATCACCCTTTTCACCGAATGCCCCTTTAGCTGGGGGTAGTAATGGTTCATGCCCATCTTTATTAAATCTAGTTCTCTTTAGTTTTCTTTTCCTTATTATTGTTCTAGCACCAGGAGCATGTCTTGCCAGTAATTTGGTAAGTTTCATTGTTTTAGTAAGTGATACTGTCATAATTAAATAGACCTCTTTTTAGGTGGTACTGGAGGTATAGTAGTAAGTTTCCTAATATAATTATTTGGAAGATGTAAAAATACTGTTTCATATGTTCCTTGTTTACACATGATTATTTCTCCTTTATTCAACTTTTAGTAAAAACTCATTTACACCATTTAGTTTAGTAATAAATTCTATAAAACCATTCCCACTTTGTAGTATGGCTGGTTGATTATTAATAAATCCAAAATTCTCACCAATTGCAATACAACCATCAAGATCATTTTCAACATTACCTTTATGAAACAGGATTCTTTCATGCCCTGGAACTTTTATCTCATAAGTGTTATACCCACCTTTATGGTAATGAGATTTAGTACATTTATATTCTCCAACTGGTATTTTTACTAAATTATTCTCATACGTGTGTTCCAGAGTAACGCAGATTGGTATCTCATTTATTAGTAACACACCAAAGCAACCTGCATTAGTAATACCCACTCTTTTTATTCTTATATTCATAATACTACTTCTTTCTGTCCCCACCAACGAGAGGAATCATGGTAAGTATTGCCCATAGTATTTTTTATAGTAAGTGTTTCTTCCCCTTTACTATTTACAGTAAACATTTCACTTAATTCTCTTAATTCAGCAAGAGTGACTTTAACTTCTTTTCCAGTTGATAGCTTTATAGTAATTTCCATGATTATTTTCCTTTTGTTTCTTTTTCAGTCAATGAGAACCTTTCAATAAAGCCATTTTCAGAGATAGTGCATATTTTACCCCAACCACCTTTAGTTTTACTAAATAAACCATTTATTATTCCCAATAGTCCAACTTCACCAATATTAGGATCTTCTCCCCCAACCTGAATAGTAGGGTGCTCTGTAAGAGCTTTATTACAGACAACTCTTGTGCGCACTAAATTAGTAATAGCTTCTCTATCCAAATTAAGTGCCTCATTCATTAAATCAATAACTTGTTGTATAGTAATTGTGTCTTCCATGATTATTTCTCCTTTTAGTAATTACAGGTACTTGCAGATTACTAAATATCTCTTTTATCTGTCTACTGTTTTCAGAATTACATTCCACTGTAATAGTCTCAGGTTTAGATTTCTCCATACAATTTACTAAACCTCTACAACATAAATAATTTGAGTTATTACTAAAATTTATTCTACCTACATCCATAATTAACCTCTTAAATAGTAATTAATTCATATTCCAGCTCAATATTACTCATTGTTCAGGATAATTGTCAACTTATTAGCACTTTATCCCTTGTATAATCAATTCTAAGCCTATATAAACTTATTATTGGCTCATTGTATGGTATTACTGATAGAACCCATTACAGAAGAGTTATGATATAATGATTATTGGAGGATTTATGAGAAAAGATAATTCAACTGATTGTTATAACAAAAAACCAAATCATTTTACTTATGTGACATTTAGTAAAGAGTTTATTGATAAATTAGTAAAAGAAGGTAAAAAATATACTACAATCAGAATTATACCAAAACATTATTACCCAGAAGCCAGTAGAACTGATTATTAATAAAATACTAAAAATTAACAACAGTAAATACACTAGTAGAGATAGTAAAGGGTTATTGTTGTTTTAGTAACCTATTTTTGTGTTTTCTTAATAAAATTTTTAGTAATATTTTTTGAATATATATTAATACTATCGCGTTCCACACGTTATTAGTGTTTTGTACTGTGTAGTGAAATCACGTTGTTTATAATCAGCGCTTTTATATTCTGTGTGTCCTGCACGATTATTCAATTTAGTTTAGTAAACGATATTAGTATTTTTAGTAAATTTTAATTAGTAATATTTCGGACGTCATGGCACCCCTCCACACAACCCCATCCGCCAATAGGCCGGGGGGTGGGGTGAGATTGCAACATAACAGAATAGGGTTCCACACTATGAATGCAGTATAATGAATGTCTTGTTGTGTATTATTTTAGTAAATTTGATTTAGTAAACTAATAGGCTATGAACTACCTATGCCTACTGTATGTATGCAGGTATGTTTAGTGTCATGTTCTGTGGTAGTTTAGTAAATGGGATATGTGCGTATGCGTGCTGAAAGCACGTTTGCATATTAGTTTAGTAAATGGGATGATATGCAATATTGTATTAAATGATATGTCTTGTGAACGTGACAATGTTTCATTTAATGAAATAATGACTCATAGGACAGGAAAGAAGTCAAGCGATTAGGACCAAATTAATTTAATAAATTAATCAAATAAAAATGCATTATTTAATGAAATAAGTATTGACACAATTATATAAATCAATTATTATAATAATGTGATTGAGAGTTAATGACGATAGATAAAGAGAGGATAAGACAATGCCTACAATAGAAGAAAGAAAAAAATGGTATCAAGGGCGTTCCGTTGCACAAGAAATGCCTATAAACCATAAACCATTTCATCCTAAAAAATCAGAAATTGCCATTGCTGCAAAAAAATGCAATATATCAGTTAAGACAGCGTCAATAGCGTACGATTATTATATTAATAATTAATTCCGCATTTATGCGCTTAGTAATTTGAGCGCATATATGTTGAATTAATTTATTAAACTAATTGGAGGTGATATTATGCGACTTTAACCTGTATAGACTTGATTGTTTAGTAAACTAAAAAGCGAGGTTATATGAACTGAAAAGCATTGTTAGAGTGCATACGCTATAAAGCTTGTGCATTCTATAGAGTGCTTTTTTAATAAACTAAATCAAAGGAGATAAACCATGTTTGCGGCTAGATATAAGAACGATTGCACCATTTATGGCCTTACAGTATCAGAAGATAAAGTCTATTGCTCTTCTGGCTTTAATTGTGCCTTGTTTTTCATGTCCCTACGATCCTTTTCCAAAATGCTGGAATTGGGAATACTGCATATAGTTTAGTAATTTTGGAGGTCAAGAAATGAAAACAGCGAAAGCTATTAATAAATTACTAAAACAATCTGGAAACCTTTTTTTGTTCCGACCGATATCAGGAACAATGCAAGAAGAAAAACTAAAAGTTTACCAGGTAAAGACTCAAAAAGGCATATTGTTTGCACTTGTTGAGATTCCACCATGGTTATCCCATGAGAGAACTAGCATACGTTGGGTAGATGCTACCAATTGCAGGATATCAGAATATTATGCCTAATTAGTTTAGTAATTTTGGGAGGGGAAAACAATGAAGGCAATTATCACAAGACAAAACGCCGATGGCACATATGATGAAGTAGGCATAAATAATCGAATGCTCAGAAGCGAGTATAAATCAATTAAGAGCCTATTGCGTTATGGTATTGGGGAACAATTTGCCAATCGTATGATTTGAATTGAAGTATTTTTTACTAACATTTATCAGGATAAACCGGATAGAACTGTTTTTACCACGGTTTACAAATAGTTTAGTAATTTTTAACCTTTTTATTTAGTAATCTATTTTTAGTAAGAATAGTTTACTAAGAATAGCGTTGGTCGGATAACGCAAAACAACGTATTATTAATAAAAACAACGTAATGAGCATGGCTCAAAGCGTAAAATTAATAAAATAACACACAATATAAGGAGCAAAACACACATAAACCATACATTACATATACAGGTAGAGTAGTTATACTCTTTAATACCTCTACTCTACCTATTAAATACTCTGACTATCCTATTAATAGTCTTATAAGCTTTAGTGTTGATTGTTCTTGTTTGTTTATGAGCCTATTAATGTAATTGTTATGAAATTATTAGTAAATTTTGGTTTATATAACATGTGTTATAACACCTGCTATAACATGTGTTATAAAATTAAAGGCAAATTTAACATTTAGTAATATGAAAGAGAGCCACAATGAAAGAAAATTTTACTACATGTCATAGAGTATGGCCTAGCTCCACCTGGATACCAGATAATATTGATAGTCCTATCTGGAAAACTATTGGACTGAATTTTACTAATCCGGCACAAGATGACATACCTGGAAAAATTGAAACAAGGGGGCCATGGGGAATTATTAGTAAATTTCAAGCCTGTGCTACCCAACAGGATGAAAACAGCATAGATAATTCCCACTATGAACCATATTATACTAAATTGCGGGTTTATGGATTGCGTACTTTGAACCATGTAGGGCAATCTGGATATGAATTGGAGGGCTTTGTCAGTATTGGTGGAAAGTACCATTCGGCATTTACCAGTTCATTTATGATCGAATATAACGACAAACTAGTTAATATCTCTGAGATATTCGCTCGAACAATCAAGAATAAAGAGGTGAAATAATGAACATTAATAAATTTGAGACTTTCAAAGAATTATCAGAAGAAAAGCAGATAAAGTTAGTAAGAAAAGCCTTTTTATACAAGAATAACAAAATAATTCAAGAATATAAAAACGCTTTGAATGGTACATATGTAGAAAAATTACACTATATAGTTTTTCAAACTGATTTTGCGCTAGCATGGGAGGAATTAACTTAGTTTAGTAAATTGTTTGTTTATCGGCCTATTAGTAATTTAGGCCGATAGATTAACAGTTTTTATTAAACTAAATTGAAAGGGATGAATAAAATGGCACATTACTTTATAAAAACGCTCAATGGCTTTACACTATTTCTCGATGTAAACAAAAAAGTAATTAGTAGGCATTTTCAACATGCTAGTGATTCGGCTGTATTAACATCATGGGGATTAATTGAGCTACCTTTACCAGAATGCTACACAATATCATTCACTGGAGAATAAAATTATGGAATTTTTAGATGCATTATTAACTATGGGTGCAGTACACATAGAATATTATTCCGCAAGCAAACAATATTGCTGTTCATTACATATTAGAACTTTTGCAAAAGTTCAAGTGACTACCAGTTATGGCACTACATTAACAGAAGCGCTGGGACGATTGTATTATGAAAATTATTGTTATTAAACCATTTACTAATAGGAGTTACTAATATGAAAAATCAATGGGAAACAATTATAGGTAATATCGGTACCATCTATTCTGGTACTAATGGATTTCAAGCAATAAAAGAATATAATCAGGGAATTAGGCTATCCAAAGGGAATTGTAGCAGAGCAAGTGGCGAACCTGTAACATTACTAAAGAATGGAGAAATATATAAAGAATATCTCGGAACCTTGACACAAGAGGATTAATTTTTAACTTTATAGTGTTAGCCTAAAAATATTTTAGATTACTAATGCTATAAAGTTTTGGATTAATTACTAAACTTGAAAGGATAGAATATCATGCAGGATGAAATGAATGTAATTAGGAATTCCCAAGGTTTTATAATTCAACGTAGTAAAAACCTTGCTGGAATTCGGCGCTATGTTAGTAAGAATATCATCAAAATTCTAGCAATGGATGCTATTAGCAATTATGAAGGCAAACTTTGCATTCTGTTTACTAATGGGTGTTCTTTTGAGACAAACTTTGCAAGTTATACTGTTTTAAAAAACTTTGTTAGAAATTGGAGAAATGTATATGGGTCAAAATTAATAATTAATGGTAGCGAATTCGGAATAGTAGAATATAAAAATCCGGCATTGAAAAGCTAATCAATGCAACAAAAATATCTCAAAAAATGTTATTTTCGTCCCTATCGTAAAAATATGGGCCCAACATTTACTTTAATAACTTATGCATTAGGCTATGATTATTCCCACGGTAAGGAAAGAATAGGCTATAGCCTAAGTATGCATGAGAATAAAAAAACCATTGAAGTATTTAATGGTAATGACTTTTTTTGTAGTCCATCTCATGCAATAGATTCTAATGAGTGTATAAAGACCCTCATGGGATTTTTAACTTTAAGGCAAGGTGATACCGATCAAGAATACTTCGATGATTATAGCCTTATACAGTTGGATTATCGGGATAATCATGCCGAAGCATTAAGCATGACTGTATGTGATAGATTCGGATATGAAGATTAATTACTAATCAGAAAGGATAAGAATACTATGGCATCAAGAATCGAAAGCATCAAAACCATGGAAACATTAGTAAATAATTTTTACAAGAATAGAATTAGTAAAAAACAAGCGGAAAAATGGATAGCAGAAAATTATCCTGTCAATCCTTTGAAAAAGCATCGGAGAATGAAAAATAGAATATTAATACTTTCTAATGATGATTTTAGTATCTGGTATCATTTTGACCAATACAAGCAACGGATAATTTGAAAGGGATTACTAATATGGTAAACAAACTAGAACTATATAAAACGGCGTATTCTCCAATGTATGAAAATTTCGTGGAGATTACTAAAATCAGATATGATGACAATGGCAGGGCAATAATTCATGCAAGAATAGCTCACTCAGAACAAAATGTAGCATTTAGACAGAATGAGCTTATTGATTATTGCTTGTAATACTTAGGATAATTTAGTAAACTAACAGAAAATCAATGGGAGAATAATCAAAATGAAAACTAAATTTAGTAATTCGGAATTACCACATATTTGGATACATGAGCAACAAGAATCTGGCAAAGGTTCTAATATGTTCTTTGAGAATAAAACCATTTATTCTTATGGTTACCATTTTCCAATTGCCAGAATAATTAATAATGACAAAGGCAAAGCTGTTTTATGGAATGACAAAAGTTATTCTTCTTCTACATCAAAGCATCAAAGTTATGTTAGCCGGTCAATCCCTTCTGACATGCTTGTTTTTTCTGTTCATGATTTAGTAAGTCAAAACGCCGGGAACTTATCCGAAGTTTGGATTAAATGCCAAATAACAGAATATGAGAAACAGATTGTAGAACTTAGTAATAAGGCAAAGAGAGCAAGGAAAAATAAAACCAGGATTGAAAGATCCATGATTAGTAAAATGGAAGAATGTAATCAATTTTGTGATTACTTTGGGATAGACTACAGGATAGACGAAAATAAAATTAAAACCCTTCGATTAGCAATAGAAGAGAATCTAAAACTGCAAAAAGAACAAGAGAAAATTCAAGAGGCAAAAAGACAAGAGGAACTAAAGGAAAAAATTGACTTATGGAAACAAGGTGAAATTAACAGTTTGCCTTACTGTGAAAAAACCTTTCTAAGAATAAAAAATGATAATATTGAAACGTCAAAAGGCATTAATGTGCCTGTTACCCATGCAAAGCTTCTATATGCTCTTGTGCTCAAAGTTATGGAATCCAGCATAGAATGGATCAAAAACGGAAAAACATTCCATATAGGTCAATACAGCGTGGATAGAATAGAAACTAATGGCACTATTCATGCAGGATGCCATGTAATTGAATTTGACGAGATAAATAGAATCGGAATGATGTTATGAAAATACTAGAATTGCAAAAACCAAATAAAGATACAACTTTTAAAAATTTAAAACCTTTGCAATATCCATTGAAACATCAAAAAATGAATTGGATAAAATGGGTATTGCTTGATGATTGTGGGAATATCCTAAAATCTACTTTAGATCCTTGTGAAACCATGCAATGGGAAAAAGGAATATACTAAAATGACCCCAACTGACTTAGTAATAGATGATTTAGAGGAAAGAATTTATATCTGGCAGCTTATTAAGAATATTGAATCAATCGGGCAAAAGTTACTAATGCCCGATACATTGAATGTTTTTACTAACTTGAAAGGGGTGACTATGATTGTTTATAGATTTTGGACAAAAACAAAATATGGAAAAGTGCTAAAAATATATGAAGGCTGGTTTCTTTTTGGAGCACTGCCTTTATATTTAAAAATACTACAGAAAGACTAAGGAGATTATGTCTAAAACATACGAAAAAACCAATACACAAGTAGCACAAAAATCTAGGATTAATTCACTTACTAAAAATAAGCAATTCTATCCTACGATTGGCTCAATGCTTTGGTGGACAATTCGAGACGTTGAGATAACGCCAGAAGAATTAGAATCAAGAATTACAAATACATTAGGTATGAATTTTATGCCTAACAGTCCTAGCACTGGCAAGGCAATCAAAAGAGGGATTGAATCGTTAGAATCCACTGGAATTATTACAAGAATCCCTTCCGATGATTCCAATATTGTGGCTTTCACACTTCATAGAAAAGATATTGATAGGAAAAATGTTGACTTAGATTTACTAAAAAACAATACTATTATTTTTAATAAATCTAAGAATACAATTGAAGTCAAAGACAGTTATAGGAAACAAGAAATTATAGATATGATTGAAAAATATTCAACTATCTACACGGATTCCGATTTACGATTAATAATCCTGGATTATCTTCACAAGAATCACGCAATCACAATGCGAGATACTGGAGGAATTTATTTTACTAACTCAAAAGAGCTAGAAGATAATCTAAGAAAATTCATTGTATTAAATGGGGGCTCATTCTATGCTTTGGGTGTTCCTGATTCCCCTAAAGATAAGAATACAATGAGTTCTATCATTAAGAATGAAATAGAATCAGAAATACAGATAGCTGCAAAAGATCTTCAAAAGCATCTTAGTAAGAATGAAAAGAAGAGAACCGGAGTTCTAGAAATAAGAATCAAGAATCTGAAAGCAATGCAGGAAAAAACATTGCTCTATAACTCACTCTTAAAGGCCAATAGCAAAGAATTGACCTTACAGGTCGAATCTGTGACTAAAAAAGCCTCTAAAGCCCTTACAGAAGAATTAAATGCCTTCCCACAAGCTGAAAAGTTCCCATTAAGAGCTAAAGTGGAATATATGGGCAATTGTGTATCTAAATATGGCAAGTTTGGAGTGATTGTTGGCTATACTTACAATTTGGGTTTACCCTATCTGCGGGTAAAATTTGAAAAAATCAAAAAGGTTATTGTGATTGCCCCGGGAAAATTAACTGTGATCAAATAAGGAGGGTAATTAAAATGATTCAAATTAAAAATATTAATGGCACATTACTAAAAGAAATTAATGCCAAAAATTTGTGTGGGGCCAATTTGCATGGGGCCGATTTGCATGGGGCCAATTTGCCTAGTCCAACAATGGTATTATTAGCTAATTGGCAAACTACATCAGATTCACTATGCTTAGAATTAATGAGATATGATGCAGAAAACCATGAAAATCCTATGGATTTTATTAATTGGAAAAAAACTAAAATTTGCCCATATCAGAATAAAAAATATCAAAGATCCGCAAATTTCACAGAGAATGAAGACTTGATGCCAGATACAATTGAAAAATTTTTAGCAATTCCAGTTTTATCAGCATACACACTAATGAATAAACTAATCGCTGAAAAATGCAAAATAAGGAGTTAGTAAAAATGGAAAGAATACATTGCCATACTAATCTTGACTTACTAAATGAAGTTTGGCCCAAAGAATTATCAAGAGTGCCCTGTGTAGGTGAAGAAATCCAATCACAAACAAATCATTATTGTAGGGGTGATTTTCGACTATCTTTGAAAGTAGTTGCTGTTCGATGGGAATATAATAACCAAAGTATGTCATATATTCCTGAAATAGAATTGCACAATATTATTAAAAACAGAACCGTCAGAGAATTTTATGAATGGTATGCAAGAATAACCGGAAAAATGTAAGTTATTTTATCTAAGAATACAAAAAGGAGAATAAAAAATGAAATATACCTATGATTTGAATAAAAATGGAGTGCTAAAACTAATTGCCGATGAAGCCGACAAAGTGAAGATTGCAGAACTTTCATTTGAAGGTAATTATTTTACCACTAATGCTGAATGTGAAGCGCTTGAGCAATTGATAGCTAATTCTGAATTAGATTGGGTTTCTTCTGAAGAAATCATGGCTTTAACTGATGCTCCAATTTTAGGCATTAGGAATGAAAATAATGAAGTTATATATGCATGGGCTTTTATGGATTATCAAGTAAGGTCATTCCTAGAGGATTTACTAGAAAAAGGAGAAGCAATTTTTATTAGTTAAGAATACAAATAAGGGGTTAATAAAATGCCAGAAAACTTCTGTAAAACATTACAAGATGAATTACATTTAATAAACAACATAGCCAATGTTTTAGAATCATGGTCACTAAAATTAGATAGTATTGGTTTAGATAAAATTAGCAATGTTTTAAATACTTGTTCTGAGAATTTACAAATAGCTACTGAAAACTTACATAAAAATTATGTAAAAGATTTAGATATAAAATTAAAAGAATCCCAAGAAGCTATGGAGAAAGCATTTGCCACAATACTAAATGTTCCAGATGAGAAAAACTAGATCATGACACCTTATATTGTCTTTTGGAAAAATAATGGCAGAATTGGTTCTGTAGAATTAAATGAATCAAACCTAAAAGATGCTCACACATTAATGAATTTAGGTTTAATTCAAAAGGACTTTTCTGGAACAATGCATTTTGAAGTTTTTGGTGCAGTATCAAAACAAAAGGAAAAAGAATATGTCAGCTCCAAGAGACAATAAATTTTACATTGAATTCGATGGGGATGAATACTATATTATTTGTCCTAAGAATATAATAAAAACTTGTAAACGACATCAAGATATTGGGAAAACAATTGCAACAGAATTACAAGAGCATTTACAAATAAACCAAGGCAAATTAATAATTACATGGAAATTTGAGAAATGAGAAAATTTACTTTTAAAATTAATAAAGAAACTGGGAGATGCAGATCTTTTTATCCAGATCAATGTGATATTAAACTAAAAAAGAAATGTGTAGGCTCAATTACACAAAGATCTTTAAGTACTAGTTGGTACTTTAGTTTTATGATTAAAAAAGAAGTTACTAAAGAATATCCAGCACCATTTAAGTGGATATTTTTTAATAAAGGTTTTGAAACAATTAATGAAGCTAAAATATTTCTTCAAGAGCATACAGAAGAAATTTGTAATAAATATGATCTTTATGAAATGGAGAATTAAGATGCTAGATAAAGAAACAAAACAAAAGCTAAATTTTGCAGTTCAAGCCTATCACGCAGATAAGCAATGTACTAATTTAAAATGCCTTGCTGCAAATGAAATGTTTTTAGCATTAGAAAGTATTCTTTGTGAAGGGACTATCACTAAAGATGAAATTAGACTGCCTTTAGGTGTTTTTGATTTAGTAAGGCAAGCCTACAACAAAGCAAAAGCAACAATAAACCATAATTAAGAAAGGGGTAATAATGGGGAATTCAAGCAAATGGACTAGCTATAGTATTAAGAAACAATATCAAATTAAGAAATCAAGAATAGAAAAACTTGAAGAACTTAGCAAGAAACCTAACCTATCAGAATCATTTTTGCATAGTACCCAAACAACTATTAATGAACACAAAAAGTTTAGTAAATCATTAGGAGAATAATCAAATGAGTATAAAAATTGAAACAGAAAAAGTTTATGACATGCAACAAGGTGAAATGAGAAGAATTATAAAAATTACAGGTGTATATTCTCAAAATAAGTTACCTAAAGAATATACTGATGGAAATAATATAAGATTAGGTATCCCAATTGGACAAAATAATCATATTGTGTTTTCTGAACCTATCCCTTCAATAATAGAAAATGATTATATTGAAGAATCAGCTTTTCAAAAAAGATTAGAAGTAGTAAAAAAATGTGGTGATCGGTTGCATGAAATTATGATTGCTATTAAAAAACGTCAAAATGCATGGAAAGGGAATGAAACTTTCATAATTTAGTAAATATTCTTTGAAAATACTTTAAGATTTAATATATAATGTAGCGAGAATAAACCTAACATAAAAACTAGGGAGGTAAACAATATGCGCTGGATTTACTAAAGCCAGCTACCAAAATAACAAGGGCCAGAACACTACTAAAGGCGAATGTAGTTTAAGATTCTGGCCCATTATTTAAGCTCTCAGAGATTGAGGGTTTAATAACGGAAAGGAAAATGTAAATGAAAAAACTACTAAGAAAATGGCTTGGGGTTGATCAAGAATTAAGAGAACAAAATAAAACAGCTCAAAATATTTTAAAACTTTATTCTGAGCTTTCTATCATTGTGGATGAACATGCAATAGCAATAAAAAATATTGCTATAGATTTAGATACTTTTGAAAGTGGTATAGATGAAGATATGAGAAACTATCAAAGGAACAATCCAAGATGAACACTGTAACTTGTCTAATCAAAGATAAAATTTATATACCAAATTCTAAAAACATTAGTAAACTTATTGAAAGCTGCAATCTTCCATTAGATGCTCAATTGAAAAGAATTAAAAAGGATAACCTTACTAAGAATAATGCAAGAAGAAAATCGAAAGGAAAAAGATAATGTATACTTACTTAATTTATGACCTTTATTGTAATATAAAAAATATATGGAAAAAACAATACAGCCCACTAACTAAGTATATTAGAGTTTCCGATTTTTCAACAGAACAGAGTGCATGATATGAAAAGAATAGAAATTACTAAAACAGAATGGTACCCTGTAAGAGAAATAGAGACTACTAAATATAAAGATTTTATTTTAATTACAGAGCAATTTTTTAATAAATATATTAGAATTATGAGTGAATTTAATAAACTACAAAATGATCTAATGATGTTAGAAGCAGGGATAAAACCAAAATGCAAAATATAAAGTGCATCGTCAAAGATAAAATTTATATCCCGAACACGCCAAAGCTTAGTAAATTTATTAATGAACTAAAAGTACTAAACACTCACATAAATCCAAAATTTACTATGCAACTTAGATTGAAGAAACGTACTTTTGGAATTCCTAAGAAAGTATTCACTTGGGAATTAGATGGTGAGAATTTCTGTGTACCAAGAGGGGATATAAATTTAGTAAATAAAACAGCTAAATTATTTAATATTAAAATAGAATGGAAAGATAAGACGGTTTATCCAGAAGCAAAAGAGGAACAATGGTATTTAGGTTGTTATTTAGATAAATTTCAGGAAAATGCATTTAAACAACTTACCAAATATAAAACAGGTTGTTTAGTAAGCCCAACAGGATCAGGAAAGACAAATATTGCAATAGCTGCTGCTCCTTATCTTATGACCCCTACATTAATCCTAGTGCATACAAAAGAACTGCTATACCAGACTCAGAAAAGATATAGTGAATTACTAAATATTTATGTTGGTATAATTGGGGATGGAAAATGGGATGAACAGATAATTACAGTAGCAATGATTCAAACTCTTACTAATCTTGATATTAAGGATTCTGCTTTTAGTAAGAAGTGGGGCTTAGTTCTCTGTGATGAAGTCCATCACGGATCTTGTACTACTTGGTGGAAAGTGGTAAATAATCTTCAAGCAAGATATAAATATGGATTCTCAGCTACGCCATGGCGTAAAGATGGTATGGAATTTATGATCTGGAATCTCATCGGACCTATCAGACATACGGTTACTAATGAAGAAGTAAGAAATGCAGGGAGAACCATTAAACCTACAATCATCACAGTTGACACAGATTTCAATTATCAAAGCACTGGTCCTGCTGATTGGGGACAACTGATCACTAAGCTAACTGAGGATAAGAATAGAAACAAACTCATATGTAAAACGGTTAATAAAGCTCTTGTAGCCAATTCTGAGGGCTTAATTCTTACTGATAGAGTGAAACATGCAGAAATTCTCTGTGAGCTTCTAAAGGCTCATAATCCGGTATTGCTTACTGGCACGATGGATAAAATAAAAAGAGAAAAAGGCTTTGCTAAAGTACGCTCAGGATGTAAATTAACTATTGCAACTACAAGCTTGTTGGGTGAGGGAATTGATTGCCCTGGTTGGACGGACCTGTTTCAATGTACACCTTTAGGAAAATCAATTCGGGTGCAACAAACCGTTGGTCGAGTTGTTAGATCAAAATCTGGAAAAACAAAAGCTACCGTATATGACTTTGTAGATTGGAACGTCCCAAAATTAGTAAGAGCATTTAGAGAGCGGGAAAAACTATACTCTTTATAAGGTTCAATCATGCAAGAAATTCAACTTAGCAAGAAACAATTACTAAAATTTCGAGAACACACTAGAATAAAAAAAGTATTTATAAGAAAATTAGTAAAAGAAGAAATACCAGAAAGAAAAAAATTTGTAAGAAAATTTTCAACAATGCCGAAAAAAAAGAAATTTGTAAGAAAACAAAAATTAGTAAAAATATTATCATTAAAACCTGGGAATACCTTTTTATTGCCATTTAGTAAAATGACAGGAAAAGTGATTTATGTAAATGATTGCCGTGCTCATGTAGTAATGGATCAATCATTAGATTTAGACGACCCAAAAGAATATTCGTATAAGAATATTCCTCAAACTACAGATATTTCATCTGGGACAATTGTTATAAAAACTTCAGAAGGAAGTACGCCAATTGAGAAAATTACTAAAAAACGAAAACACCATGAAGTATCAATTAAAAGAATAAAACTAAGAAGAAGAAAAACATTATAAAGGAGAATAAGTATGACTGAATTTAAGCCACATTATTGTAAAGGAACAACTAAGGCAAAGTCTTTAGATATCAATTATTCTTACTGCCCTTACTGTGCTGAAAAATTAACTCCTAAATATGAAGACGGTTTTTATTTAGTGCGGGGAATAGAATGCAATGAAAAAGTAATTGTAAAATTTTGTGATAATCTTTGGTTATTTACTGGGGATGAAGAAAGTTATGAAATGAAAGATATGTTAAAAGAATTTATAGTAATTAAAAAACTTAATGTAGGAAAGTTATAAGGGGGAATAACCATGGAAACTTTGCAGAATGAACATCTTAAAATTTTACATCAAATTGCATGGAACTTTAGTAAAAGATGCAATGTAGATGTAGATGATCTTTATGGGGAATCAGTACTTCAAGCTGTCCGAAAAATTGATCAATTTGACGCTTCAAGAGGTGCAATTAGCACATTCCTCAATGCTGTAACATATAATCATTTAGTACAGTATTCCATGAAGCAGAGAACTGTACTTAATACAGATTTTAGTGAAGTTAGTTTTAATACTCCAGATCAATCAATTTTATTTTTGGACAAACTTAATAAACTAGGGAGTGACGCAAAATTGTTATGTAGTAAAATACTAAACAATCCTGATGTGTATAGCACAATTAATATGTCAGAAATTACTAAAACGCTTAGAGAAAAAAATTGGTCTTGGCCAAAAATCCGTAAAAGTTATGAAGAAATTAGAAAGGTTTTGAAATGAAACAAACCAACTTTTGCATTAAAGAAGAAAAAGACATAGAAACACAAGAAGTTTATTACTACATAGTAGATGAAAATTTAATAAAAGAAGGCCCGCACAACTTCATTTCTTATGATGATGCTTTACTGGAATTAAATTTTATTAATGAAATATTTCAATTAGGGCAAGAAGATAAAGAAAATGAAATTTTAGAAATTAAAACCTTTATGCAGAGTATTTTAGAATCTAAAGAAGAATATACTTTAGAAGATTTTAGTAAAGCTGTTTATGGGGAAGGCCCATTGAGTTATGAATGGGCAGATAAACCACATAGATTAATATATAAATTGACGGATATGGTTAAAAAATTACAGGAGAATATAAAATGAAAAAATATACATGTACATGGTGTGGTTATGATGAAATTCAATTATCTCAATGGCCTTCTTTTAATAAAGTTAAATATTGTCCAAAATGTAATTGTAATAACTACAACACAAGGAAAACTAAAATTACTAAAATAAAAAGAACAGAAAAAGAAATTAATAAAGATTACCAAAAGACTATGCAGAACTTAGTAAAAATATTTACTGAAAGTGACGTAGTAAGAGAAACATTTGCATCCTATATGGGTGCTGATTTTCTTAATGAATTTGATTATAGAAGATATAGGTTCCCTAATATCGCAGGTATATGTGAGGCTGCTGCTGATAGATTTATATCTACACTAATATTTAAGTTTAAAAAATAAAATGTTCAATTTTGAAAAGTTCTTTATTGATAACAACATAAATTTTAGTAATCATGGAAAGAATATTTCCGCTGGCTGGCAAGGTATAAACTGCCCATTTTGCCCAAACGATAATTCATGGCATTTAGGAATTCCCCCCGATGGAACAACGTGTTTTTGTTGGAAATGTGGCAAGCATTCTTTACCTGATCTTATTGTAAAATTACTAAGAATAAATTTACATGAAGCTTATTCGGTAATCAGACAGTATGGTGGACAATCCCATACTAAAAGAAAAGAAATTGTAGTAAAAATTGGTACTAAGAAATTTAAGTATCCAAGTGATATAGGGCCGATGCAGAAACAACATAAACAATATTTAGAAGGGAGAGGATTCAATGCAGAATACTTACAACATACTTGGGGTTTGCTTGCTTGTGGGGTGTGTAGCTTACTTGACGGGATTTCTTACAAGCATCGTATTCTCGCCCCTATATTTTGGGAAGGAAAAGCAGTATCATTCCAATGTCGGGACTGGACAGGGAAATCCGAATTGAGATATATTACAGCACCACGCAGCAGAGAAATTTACCATCACAAACACATTTTGTATGGTAAGCAAGAATGCTGGGGGGATAGTATTATTGTAACAGAGGGTATAACAGACGTGTGGCGGTTTGGCCCTAAAAATTCTGTCTGTACTTTTGGCATAGAATACCGGCCAGAGCAAGTACGGTGCTTGAAAAAATTCTTCAAAAGAGTGTTCATAGCATTTGATGATGAGTCCCAAGCTCAAGCGAAGGCACAAAAGTTACGCAGCGAAATGTTGTTCCGTGGAATTGAATCTGAAATTATTCCTATAGTTGGTGATCCCGGTGCACTTGATCAGAATGAGGCAAATATTATTGTGAAAGAATATATGAGAAAGGTTTACTAAAATGTTTATATTAAGAGAAGATCTTGAATTTGCTGTAGTAGAAATAAATTATAAAACAGGACTAACTCCTTATATATCTATTAGCGGTACAGATGAATCCATACAGGCTGATCTTCAACACATATTTGAATATATACTGGAAACAAAAGATATATTAACAAAAAGAACTCATGAAGTATTACTAAAATTAAATCCAAAAAATCAATACCAAGTAAAATATAAAATTGATGCTGCTGAGGAAGCAGAAAAAGAAATTCAAGAAAAATTAGATTTATTAAAAGATATTGAGTAAGAAAGGCTCACTAAAATGAAAAAACAATTCTATAGAGTAGCTATAAACATTATTCCATATATGTGCAGCACAATAAGTTACACAGTTGCAATTAATGAATCATTTGAATGTTTCTTGAAAAGACAATCTAATAATTTTCAATCAGCAGAATTAGTATTATGTATGCCCTGCACGGAAAAAGAATATAATTTTTATAAAAAATATAATCCAAAGCACTCTTACATAAAATATAAAAAGGAGAAACTAAAATGAATAACTTTGAAAAAGCAACTAAAGAATTAAATAAAAAAACACAAGATTTTATTTATAAATATGAATCTCCAGGAGAGGGATACCACGCTAAATTCAGAATTTACTATATGGATAAATGTATTTGTAGTACATATGATGTTTCCCTTAAAGATCCTGTCAAAGTGATTAAAGAAATGGTGATTACTAATTTAGAACAACAAATAGAGTCAATTAATGAGACTTTAGATTTAATTAGAAAAAGAAAGGATCATTAAAATGGAATGGACAAATGAAATAAAAATAAAGATTATCAAAAAAATAATAGAAGAAGTTCCTGAAACAACTGACCCACAAAGGCATTATGAATCCATATATCACAAAATATATCATTTACTGCATTATGATGATACCAGCTTAGACAGAAATAAATGTTGGTTTGAAAAATATCTTTAGAAAGGTTTACTAAAATTAATGCTATTTGTAATTTTTGTCAACATCAAGAAATTAGAGTAAGAGATGGGGCAGTTTATTGTGGTAAACAACAAGAAAAATCTTCTGAGTATGGTATATTTAAAGATGGTTGTCGGTGTATTTATGATTCTGATTTACAAAATTTCTTTATTCCAAAATCAACAAAATCTAATGAAGAAAAACATATAAAAATAATTCATGATTTAAATACAAAAATTATGAAACTTGAAGATGCTAACGGAATATTGAGAAATAGATTAACAAAAATTGAATAGTTGTGTATAATTCAAACCACGCTAATAGCTAAGGGTATCTCAAATATTCCTTAGCAAGGAAATTAAGAGGGCTGGTTGCCCGTAACTTCCAGCCCTAAACCTTTACGGGAGGATTAGAGAGATGATTAATGAGTTCTTACAAAAAGAATTACAAGACATTCTAAAAGACATTCTTAAAAATGATGAACCTGAATATATGGAAAGAAATTTCTATAAATTAGGATTTCCATTAGAAAGCTCCCATTGGGAATGTTTCAATATTTTAATGCGTGAGTATTATGAACAAGTGATTAGTCAAGATAAAACAGGAAGTATTATCTTTGATGATTATGTATTTATACAAAATTTTAGAATTACTAAAAATGAAATAAACAAATTACGAAAACACTGCCAGGAATCTGGAATATTTACTTGTTCAAAAAATACAACATCTCCTGATTTATATGAATATAAATTTAACTGGAAAACCCTTCAAGAATATTTATCTTATTCTCAGGAGTAATATATGAAACGTACTAAACTTGAAAAACCAGAACAAGAATCATTCTCAAGAAAAGTTATCCTTGCAGCATATAATAAAGATGCTTTTTTTCAGATAAATAAAAACTTAATACAAGTTTATGGTTTTAATCTTGCTGCATATATCTCTGTTTTAGTAAGTAAATTAGGGTATTATGATTCTATAAATAAATTGAAATTTGGGGGTTTCTTTTTTTCACATGAAAAACAATTAGCTGAGTGTGTCGGTTTATCAGATCATGCAATACGTAAATATAAGAAAACATTAATTGAATCAGGTTTACTAAAAATTAAGAAAGTTGGACTCCCGTATAAAGAGTATTACATACTAAATACAGATCAATTAGCAGAAGAAACTGACCTTCTTCCAAAGCTTCAGAATTTCAAGCTCAAGAACTCGAAAATTTCAAGCTCTGGAGCTTCAGAATTTCAAGCTCATAATAATAAAAACAATATAAAGACTAAAAACAATAAAGAACAAAATAATGTATTAGAGAAAATTTTTAGTTTTCAGGAATTCAAAGACATGTTTTCTTCTGAATATAAAAATGATTCTGAGTTTTGTAAAGCAATAGAAGATTTTTATGAATTTAGAAGAACATCCTGTACTAAAAATAGTAAACTAATCCCATTTACTAATGATGCTATAAAAAGATTAGCAACCAAATTGCAAAAATTTCCTGTTGATTCCTGTTTACAAGCAATTGACAATTCAATTACCTGTAATTGGCCTGGAGTTTTCCCTGAAAATATTTTTATTAAGAAGAAATCCAATTCTCCTGATTCCAAACCTGATATTTCCGCCCGTATTAATTCTGTATTTAGTAAGTGTTATGGTGGGGATCTTACTGAAAACTTCCAAAAAGACGTTTTGCGGCCTCTCAGATATGCCTACCATGACCTCTCAGATGCCCTACAATCAAAAGTAATTGACCTATTCGAGTATTTTGTCGAAAAACAAAAGAAAATCGTTCCTAGTCGATTTAAACTGCCAGGAAAAGATTTGAGAACCCCTGCTCAAATCCATTCTCCTTTCAGCTTACTAAAATTGTATGTTACTTGGATTATTAATGAAGCTCATTTCACAGATATTGGTCCTGGAAGTTTTGAGCCAAATAGTAAAACATTCGATCTTTTTGTTAAGTTTACTAAAAAGAACCATGTATATGATTTTCAAACTGGAAAACAAAATAATTACTAAAAGGGATTACTAAACATGTGTCTTCCTTGGAATGTTAGAGTTCGCAGAATGTGTGAACGTAGATTTACTAAACTAAAAGAAGATATGGGAAATAAATGTAGTAATTGTGGGGCTACAGAAAAATTAGAGTCCCATCATCCATATGGAAGACATTGGCCTAAAACCCCAAGATTAACAGCAAGTCATTTACGAATTAAAAGATATGAGAAAGAATTTCTAGCTGGAGAATTAAGATTACTATGCAGTCATTGTAATAAAATACTTCAACCAACAAAAGAGGATACACCATTTTAATAAAAGGAAATAAATGAGTTCATATAGGCAAGAGGCCCAAGAAACAAAAGCAACTTTTGAACAAGCATTAATTTTTACTATAAATAAAGATGTCAGATCGGATCTAATGGAAGCAATAAACAGACTTAGTAAATATGATAATATTTCTGAAGAAGTTCTTAATAAGCAAATATTAAAAGAACCGAAAATTATAGTAAAAAAGGATAAAACAAGATATAATACACGCATATGTAAAATTTGTGGTGGTATTCGGCAATTCAAACCAACAGAACGTCAAATTGAAATTAATAAATCAAAAGAAGCTGCTATAAAAGAGGTTCAGACAGGGAAAACAGTTTATTTAGTTTGTAAAGAAATGAATTTATCTCGAACTGTTTTATATCGCTGGATTTGGGAATTGACTAATATAAAAAAATATTGTGTCTGTGTAAAGGAGGAAAATGAGTAAATGTAACTATTGTGGGAGTAATAATTTTTGTGAAGAGTGCAATTCCTGCCATGATTGTATTGGGGATGATATTGAGAAATTAGAAAATGAAATTAAATTATTAAAAGAACAACTTGAGCAAACTAATATTGGATTAAGGAAAATGAGAAAAGCTTTTGCAGATGAATTTAAGGAAAATTGTTTACTAATAGAAAAAGTGAAACAACTTGAATCTGATATTAATTTTGAATATGGTATTCCTAATGTCTAAAGATGATTTCGGGTTTATAGAACGCAGAATTTGCATAGGGTTAGCGGTCAGTCAAGATTTTTTAAGGAGGATTGCCTCGATATGGAATAATGACCTTTTACAATCTTCAACTGCCAAAACCATAGCAAGATGGTGTTTAGATTATTTTCAACAGTATAACACTGCAATTAATAAAAATATTCAATCTGTGTATTTGGCGCATATTAAGAAAGGAGCTATTTCGGATGATCAAGCAGCAGATATCGAAGAAATACTATCCGATCTCTCAAGTGATTATGATCGTGATTCTTTTAATGTGGATTATTTATTGGATGAAACATTAAAGTATTTTAGTATAAGGAATCTTACTAATCACGTTAAAGCTATTGAAGGGGAACTTGATTCTGAAAATGTATCTGAAGCTGAGAAACTTGCAATCGGATATAATAAAATAAAAGAACTTGATAGCAAATGTATTGATCCATTTACTAAAGATGCAATCTATAATGCTTTTTCTGATCAAGCAAAACCATTAATAAAGTTTGGTAAAGCTTTAGGACAAATGTTAGATAGTCATTTTGTAAGGGAATCATTTATATCTTTACTTGGTAGAGAGAAAATCGGTAAAAGCTGGATTCTTCTTGAAATTGCCTTGAGAGGATTAATGGAGAATCTTAATGTTGCATATTTCCAAGCTGGAGATATGGGGGAAAATTCACAAGTAAAAAGAATCTGTACCAGGATAGCTAGAAAATCTTATGATGAAAAATATTGTGGGGAATTATTAATTCCGGTTATTGATTGTATTAATAATCAAACTGACTCTTGCAATGAACTTGATAGAGAAGGAACTGTTGGTTTATATATTGGTGGGCAATTTGAAGATTTAGATAAGACAAAGATTTTGGAAATTATTAAAGACAATCCAAACTATAAAACTTGTAGAAATGAATATTGTAAAAAGAGAAGTCCGACAAATTGGTATAAAATAAAAGCTGCTGTAGATCCTCTTACTAAATCTGAAGCTTATAGATTAGTAAAAAAGTTTAAGAAAAAGTTTAGTAAAAAATTTAAGTTAGCAACATATTCAAATGAAACATTAACAACTAAAGAGATTTGTACTGTTTTAGATAATTGGGAACGTAGTGAAATGTTTGTTTGTGACCTTTGCGTAATAGATTACAGTGATATCATGGCTCCTGATGCAGATTGCCTACGAATGGATTTTAGGCACCAGGAAAACAAGAAATGGCAACGATTAAGAAAGCTTAGTCAAGATAGACATATCATTGTATTAACTGCTTCCCAAGCTGATGCTGATAGTTATGGGAAAGAGTTACTTGATATGAGTAATTTTTCTGAGTCAAAAACTAAAATGGCTCATGTTTCGGCTTTTATCGGGATGAATCAAAATGATAAAGAGAAGGCTACAGGTCTTATGAGATTAAATTTAGTAGCTGTTAGAGAAGGGGAAGGGGATAAAAATCGTCCTGTAACAATATTACAAAGTATACAACAAGGAACACCAATTTTAGGCAGCTTTTTGAAGTAAAGGATAATTATGGATAATGAATTTAAACCAGAACCATTATTTTGTGGTGAATGTAAAATGGAAGAAAGATGTGCTTGCACTCAGGAAGCTTGTAAGTACCCTGAAGGTAGAAAATATGGTGTTGAAAAATATAGACCAAAATTAATTAATAAATTAAAATGGCAACAAGGAATTCCTAAAACACTTGGTTGGTGTTGGATTCGTCATGGGGATAGTGATATTGGTATGCCCTATATTATGAAGCTAGATAAACATTCTGATGAAATAACAGGTAATTGTTCTGTTGATGAATTATATTGGGCAGGCCCAATATGGGAACCAGAGGATTAATTATGAATATTATTTATGATGGTTTTAGACAAAACACACCTTCATGGGATGAATCTTTTATGTGGATGGCAGTTTTAGTTAGTAAAAGATCTAAAGATCCATCTACACAAAATGGTGGTGTTGTAGTAAATGATAAAAATGTAGTAATTGGGACAGGATACAATGGTTGGCCTAGAGGTATTGAAGCTTGGGAATTTCCTTGGGATAGAGATGCTGTAGATTTAATGAATACAAAATATTTTTACGTGGTCCATGCCGAAGAGAACGCAATTTATAATGCAAGTATGTCTGTAACTGGTTGTAAAATTTATTGCACTCTTCATCCTTGCAATGAATGTGCTAAGACAATTATTCAAACAGGAATCATAGAAGTTATTTTTGAAGAAGATAGAGGTGGGTCTATATTTGATGCTGCAAAGCTTTTATTTATAAAAGCAGGAATCAAGACAAGGCAATATAAAAGAAAATTAAGTTTAGAAGAATTTTTCAAGTAAAAATATACTAAATTACCTTGAAAATTATTAAACCATTCTGATATAGTATTATGTGTTTGATCATGAGTGCAAAAACACCAATGCATAAAGTCTCAGGGAAATTGTTCGGGCCGATGAACAACCCCTGAGACTGAAAAACTTTAGACTTACTAAATTAAAGAGGAAAATGATTTTATGGCTAAACTTGAACGTAAAGATATGGTAAAGGCAGCAAAGGAATTGAATACTCTCCTTTTTCAAGGAGAAGGAGAAATTAATGTGGATGCAAAAGATGCTCCACTAAAAGCAGAGATTCTTGAAGCTGCTGAATTGATTTGTAAGGATGATAAAGGTAAAATTAGTAAACCTGTAGTAGCTACACTTACTACATTAGGGTTTGATGTTGAAGCTGCATACAAGAAAGATCCTGATGATAATGAAGAGGAAGAGGAAGAAGAGGATGAAGTAGAAGAAGAGGACGAAGAAGAGGAAGAGGAAGAAGACGAACCGGAACAAGATGAACTTCCTTTTGAAGATGAGGAAGAAGAAGAGGAAGATGAGCCAGTTAAGAAAGGAAAGGCTTCTAAAAAGGTTGTAGAAACCGAAGAGGAAGAAGAGGAAGATGAAATGCCAGCTAAATCAAAGAAAGCTTCAAAAGTAGTAAAGCCTGTTAAGGAAGAAAAAGTTGTCATAAAAGAAATGAACAAAAATACACGTAATGCTAAAGTAGAAAAAGAAGTAAAACCTGCAAAGGTTGAAAAGGTTGTAGAGAAGGCAAAGCCTGTTGAGAAGAAAGTAGAAAAAACAGGTAAGCCTAAAAGTACAGTACGAATTCGTGAATTGATTTGTGAGAATCAAGAGATTACTGCTGCTGCTCTTGTGAAGAAGATGGAACAAGAAGGCTATCAAGTTGCTCTTGGAACTGTTCTAGTTCAACGTGCAACGGTTATGGGTGTTCTCCGTACACTCAAAGCTATGAAGCTGTTGCGTACTCCTAAAGTTGCGTAATTTAGTTTAGTAAAAGGGGCTAGACTTCTAGCCCCTAAAGTATCCTTCCTTTACTTAGGTATAAAAATGCTTAAATTAATAGAGATGTTTATTCGTGGGGAAGATAATAAATCTTGGTTTAATCATATTTGGACACATCAAATTGCTCAGTTTGAAGAAGAAAATCATTATTATATTGTAGATAAAAAATATGCTGTTTATGCAACTATTTTATTATTACTAAATAGATGGCATGAAGAAGATTTAATAAAAACCCATTATGATTTGCATACAGAAGTAGCTTGGAGGGATCAAGGAAATTACTATACTGATTTTGGTACAGGACATGCATTTGAGACTTTGTTTATTTATAAAGGAAAACTTTATTCATATGAAGATAGGGATTTATGAAGAGGACTGAACTTTTATCTGCATTAGATTTAGTAAAACCTGCTTTAGCAAGAAATGATAGTATTGCTGGAACTAATATGTTTGCTTTTACTGGAAAATATTTAGTGACTTTTAATGATGAACTAGCTATCAAGCACCCTATACCTGAATTTAATATTGTGGGAGCTATTGAGGCCAATGCTTTTTATAAACTTATTAGTAAAATAAAAAAAGATGAATTTGAAATATCAGCTACAGAAAATCAACTTTTATTAAGTTCAGGTAAACTAAAATCTGGACTTACTTTTACTAATGAAATATTAATGCCATTAGATCAAATTAGTAAACATAGTAAATGGAAAGAAGCACCAATTAACTTTTGTGAAGCTCTTTCATTTGCTATCCCATGCTGTGTAAGAGATATGACTAGACCAGTTCTTTCTTGTGTCTACGTAAAAGACGATGGGGCAGTCATTGCATCAGATACATTAAGGATCACTAGATACACAATTAGTAATTTACCAGTTAAATCATTTCTTCTTCCAATGTCTTCTGCTAAAATTATTAGTAAACAAAACATTAAGTTTATTGCTGAGTCTCAAAACTGGATCTTTTTTAAATCTGATGTTGGCACTATATATTCTTGTCGAACCTTTGAAGACACATTTCCAAATGTTGATGGATTTCTATCACAATCAGGAATTAAAATAACCTTTCCTGATAGGATGCCTAATCTAATTGATAGAGCTTCTATATTATGTGGAAAAGATGCTGATGAACAAAAAATAGTAATTAAAATAGAAGAGAAGAAATTACAAATAAGATCAGAATCAGAAATAGGGTGGCTAGAGGAATCTGCAAAGATTGCTTATTCCGGCAATCCTATTAGTTTTGCAATAAACCCAAATCTAATGAAATTAATTCTTGCTCAAACAAAAGAGTGTGAAATTACTAATTGTGCTTTGAAGTTCACTGGTGAAAATTGGGAGCATGTAGTTGCTCTTTATTCGGAGAAATAATTATGAGATTTATTAAACAAATTAAAAATTTAATTCGATGGTTCCCTGTTATTTGGAATGATTTTGACTGGGATTGTTTTTATTTTTATATAATTATTAAATTTAAATTACAAAATATATATAAAAGATTTTCTGAAATCGAAACAAATACAAATGAATTAAAATATATTAAACAGTGTATTTATTTATGTGATCGAGTGTTACTTGATAATTATGATGATACTCCAAAAATAGGCCCATGGAAACGTAATTATTTTACTAAATGGAATACTAAAACTACATATCATTATTCTGTATATATGAAGAATTAAGATATTAAATATTTACATCATATTTTAGCTAAAAGAAGTTTAGCTTGGTGGGATTGAATTATAAGAGAAGGACATAAATATGTTTAGGTTTCATTTTGAAGTTACTTTTATTTCAAATGCAGAAAATCATGATGGGGATAAAAGATCTTTTGTTGTTAAAGCTAAGTCACATATAAATGCTTGGAAAGATCTTATTGATATAGCAATAGTTAATGGGATTATTATAAATATTAAATTTATAGGTTTAATTTAATGCAATACAAAACTGCTGATGCTAAAACTATTATCGATTGGCAATTAAAATGCCTAACAGAACAAGGAACAAATCTTTCTGCTAGTGAGATTAATTTACTAATTTCTTTTGAAGAACAATTCAAGAAAAAAGGAATACTTTCATCCAATCAAATGATTGTTCTCGAAGAGATATATAAGAGAAGGACATAAATATGTTCAAAAAATTATTCATGAAAAAATCTAAATGGATTCCAATTTATATTCATCATTTTAATACAGCAACATATCTTATACTTGGAAGAAAATATGAGGATGGGTTTATTAAATTTAAACAAAGTAAAATTACCTCTTATGAATATTCTATTAATAAAGACTTAACATTACATTCTACAATTCAATTTACTATGTTACTAAATCTTGAGATAAAATAATGCAAGGTTTCTTTGAAGTAAAACCCCAAAAAGTTAGTAAACGCCTTTCTTGTGTTACTTGTGGACTTTATCATAATTCCACTAATCCTAAACTTGAGCCTTCAGGAGAGTTTCAAAAGAAGATACTTTGCATAGGGGATTTTCCAGATGAATTAGATGATCATAAGAAGAAATCTTTTACTGGTGATAAAGGTCATTTACTGCGTAGGTTGCTCCAGAACCTAGATATTGACTTAGAGGTTGATTGTGCTTGTATTAACGCCGTAGCGTGCCGTACAGAAGAGAAAAAAGACCCTACAAGCAAACAAATTGCTTGTTGTAGAACCAAAGTATTTCAAGTTATTAATGAACTAAAACCAAAGCTTATTTTACTATTCGGATCTTGTGCTGTTTCAAGTTTGATAGATCATAGATGGCATGATGAAAAAACACCTTCACTAGATCAACTAAGAGGATTTGTAATACCGGATAGGGATACTAAATGTTGGGTGATGGCTACCTATAATCTGGATTTTGTAAATGAAAGTGATGTTGAAGTAAAAACTATAGTAAAACAAGATTTAGCTAAAGCAATAAAACATTTAGATAAAAAGTTTCCTGTATTTGTAGATGAAGCAACACAAGTAGAGATTGTTGAGGATACTTCGTTCTTGAAAGACTTGAAAGGTCCGGTAGCCTGGGACGTAGAGGCAACGGGCTTAAAACCCAATAATACTAAAATTCATAAAATAATATGTATGAGTGTTAGTGCAGCAAATGACAAAGCATATTCATTTATGATGCCCACTAAAGGGCAGCAATTACAAAATGTAAAAGATTTTCTTAAATCTGATATAGAAAAAATAGCAGCTAATCTGAAGTATGAAACTAATTGGGCAAAAAATATACTAAAGACAACGGTTAGGAAATGGATATGGGATACCATGTTGGCTACTCATGTTCTGGATAATCGTAGAGGTATTACAGGATTAAAATTTAGTAGTTTTGTAAAATTTGGGATAACGGACTACAACAGCCATATTGCCCCATTTCTTAAAGCTAAAGATAATAAAAATGGGAATGCTGTTAATCAAATAGAAACACTTATTAAAACAGAAAAAGGTAAAAGAGATTTATTAATTTACTGTGGTGTTGATTCAATTTTGGAAAGGCGTTTAGCCCTTCTACAGATGAAAGAGTTGGGATATGAAAGATGAAAATCAGTTTGGTGTTGTGGATATTATTGCTTCGTTTTACTTAAAAGATTATATTGTTACGGGATTTCCTAAAAATGATTTGAAATCTCAGGTTACTCTCGCATATAACATAGCAGAAACAATTTTAGAGTATAAAGAACGAAAGAAATTAGAAGAAGCCGATAAACAAATAGATCAACAATTTGCAAATAAAATAAATTCATTAACTCAAGAAGAAATTGAGTATGCAAAATCTTTACTACAAGAAAAATGTCCTAAGTGTAAAAGTATTAATATTCAAAAAATAGTTCTTACTACATTATCTCCAGAACCAAGATATATTTTCACTTGTGCTGATTGTCATTTTCAAGAAGAACGAAGAGGAACTATTTAATGAGTATCAAAAATAATGTATATGGTAAAAAAGTTGGAGATTGGAATTTTATAGATTTCTTACTGGCATATACAATTTGTAGAAGCGCATATAATTTATTAAATAAATTACTAGAGGTGATATTTAATGCTTACTTTTAATGGATTACATGTAATCTTAGATCAAAATATGTTTGATCGAGTTCAAGTAATTTTTCCAAGAAGTAAAAAGAAACGAATACAAAAGAAGTTTAGTAAAAATCAAAAAAATTATAAGAACGTACCAAAAGATTATATACTTCAAATAGGCAACGATTCTTTAATAATGCATCCTGTTGTGTGGGAAAAACTACAAAGAGAATTAAGAAAAAAAGAAATGGAAAAATTTCATTTTAAATATAATTGTACTACTTTTTTTAATAATCCATCTATACTCAGTTGTAATACAGTTTGTTAAAGGTGTTTATGCGAAAAACCAGAAAAGATTTCTATCGAAATATACTAAAAGTAAATAGAGTAGAAGAGTTAGTCACTAAACAAATAATGGGTAATATGCATACAGTAAAAGTAGTAACTATGTCTTATGACCTTGATTGTGGGCATACTAAAGTTATTACTTTTAATAAATCTAATACAACAAAAAAGTTTGCTATATGTGATGAATGTGCGGAAAAGGAAGGATGGCAGTATTCATGAAAGGATTAATTATGTATGCCTTAATTGGTGGGGCACATGATAAAGAAACTATTTGTTTAGATCAGGAATTATATTTTATACAATTAGATATAAAGTCAATACCTAAATTCACTATTCCTGATGAATATGAAGAACCATCAAATATAATAATTTCAGAACTATATATTCGTAAACAAATATGGCAAAAGAGTAAATATGGGGGAACTAATCATTTTATTGTTTATGCTATTGAAGGGATGTCAGAAAAAGAAATAATGCATAAAGTAAATACAGATTGGGAATCATTATGATAAATGGAAAAACAGTAATTGGAATTGTGGGAACAAGACGAAGAGATTCTAAGGAAGCTTATTTATTAGTACATCAAACACTCAAGAAGTTCATGAAAGATCAACATGAACTAATTATTTGTTCTGGTGGGTGTCCTAAAGGTGCAGATAGGTTTGCGGAGTTATTGGCAAAGCTCTATTGTTTACCTTTACTAATCTTTCCAGCCGATTGGGATAGGCATAAAAATCTTGCTGGTTTTATTCGGAATACTGATATTGCAAATACTTCTGATATACTTATAGCTTGTGTAGCAAAAGATCGTACTGGTGGAACTGAAGATACTATTAATAAATTTACTAAACTTGGAAAGAAAGAGTTATATTTGGTGTAAATATGCAATGTGATATATGTAAATCTGAAGGTTTTGAAAAATCTATTACAGGAAAAGGTTGTTCTTTTTGTGATGGAACGGAATATGGACACCCACCTTTACCTGTTTATAAATGCCCTTCCTGTAAATATGTTGTAGTTGAGTCTGTGTACAATGCTATACAAGCACCACATAATAAAATGTTATGTGATAGATGTAATTGTACATGGGATTGTTTTACTAAAACTTGGATATGAAAATGCAATCTTCACGACTTGATGCTTTACAACTTCTTCAGCAAGGTTCTTTAGCATTTTTTAGAGCAGAAAACTATGGGATGCTTACGGACCAAAAATACTGTATTGAACAGAAAGAAATTCTAACTGAAAGAATTACTAATTTAGAAAAAGAATTTAAGCAAAGTAATTTTTATAAGCAATGGAGTCACGCATTTCATGGTAAAGTTAATATTAATTCCAATGCTCAACTTGCATCATTTCTTTATAAAGTAAAAAAGATAACTCCAAAATCTTTCACAGAAAAAGGTTATGGTTCAACAGATGAAGATGCTTTAATGCAACTTAGGATTCCAGAAATGTCTGGATTACTACAAATGAGAAAATTAAAGAAACTTCGAGATACTTATCTTGATGCTTATATTAGGGAAGCTGTAGATGGTATTGTACACCCTTTTTTTAATCTTCATAATGTAGTAAGTTTTCGTTCAAGCAGCTCAAATCCAAATTTTCAAAATATTCCAAAACGGGATGAAGAATCAATGCAGGTTGTACGTAGTGGGATTATTCCAAGGCCAGGACATCAACTGCTGGAAGCCGATTGGAAGGGAGCAGAAGTGAAAACTTCGGTGTGTGTCCATCATGATCCTGTTATGGAAAAGTATGTTACTGATCCTACTACAGATATGCATCGTGATATGGCAATGCAAATATTTTTACTAAAAACCTTTGATGGAAAATTAGAAGGATTTGAACTACTTAGACAAGCAGCTAAAAATGGATTTGTATTTGCTCAGTTTTATGGTGATTGGTATAGATCTTGTGCAGGATACTTAGCTTTAGACTGGTGTAAGCTTTCTGAAGGGAAATGGAAACCGGGACAAGGTATTAAATTAGGTAGTTCTTATATTTCAGATCATTTAATAAAAAATGGGATTAAGTGTTTTGAAGATTTTGTAAATCATTTACAATCAGTTGAAAAAGACTTTTGGCAAAGACGATTCAGGGTATATAATAAATGGAAAGATTCATTTTGGGCAGAGTATCAAAAAAAAGGGTACTTTGATACTGTTACTGGATTTCGTTGTTCTGGATTGATGGATAAAAAGCAAGTTTGTAATTACCCTATACAGGGGCCATCTTTCCATACCCTTTTATATAGTTTTATTAAGTTGGACAAACTACAAAGAAAAGAGAAGTTAGAGTCGCGTCTTTTAGGGCAAGTGCATGACAGCATGGTTTGGGATATTGCCCCTTCTGAGTTAAGTTATATTATTAGTAGTATTAAAAAAGTTGTTACTATTGATTTACCAAAACATTGGGATTGGATTACCATACCTTTTAGTGTGGATTTTGAAATAGCTGGAATTGATGAGCCTTGGTCAATGAAGAAGAAAATAGCTGCATAAGGATTTTTATGAGTTTATCTAAAATTTTACTATGTATTATTTGCATCGGAATTGTTTTAGATTGCCTTTGTTCAATTATTAAGAAAAGAAAATATTAATGAAACAGTTTATTAGAAAAAAGAAACCTATTGAAGAAGAACTTATACTAAATGAAGTAGGGGTTTACCCATGTAAACAAAAGTATATAAAGAAGAGAGTTAAAATGACTGAAGAAGAACATGAACAAGTAAAACTCATGCTTAAACATATTATTAGTAACTCTAGTAAAATTACTCCAGTAGATTTAGACTGGGCAAAAAATACATCAGCATCATATAAAAAATATGGGAAGTTAAACCAAGTTCAATGTGATTTGCTTTTATTAGTATTTAGGAGGTGTGAATGAAACCTAATATGCTAACTTCTGCACTAGCGCTTTCATTTATAATATTGGGTATATTTTCACTAATATCAATTATTATTTTTGATTTTCATTCTTGGTATGCAATAGAAATTATTGGGACTAGTATAATTGCAATTTTTATTGGGGCAAGATATTTTTATAAATTGGGGGATTAATGAAAAGTGAAGATGTTGGCCCTTTGTATAAAAGGTATAGGCCAAAAACATTTGAAGAAGTAATTGGTAATAAATCTGCAATTACTAACTTGCAGATAATGCTTAAAAAACCAGAAGATAAGAGGCCTCGATCTTTTTTACTAACTGGCCCAAGTGGTACAGGAAAGACAACACTAGCAAGAATTATTGCATCAGCCTTGGGTTGTGTAGATACTGATTTTACAGAACTTGATTCTGCTAGTTTTCGTGGGATTGATCAAATCCGGGATATTCGTAGCAAGAGTCAATTTAAACCCACAAAAGGGGGTTGCCGAATATTCTTTATTGATGAATGCCACAAATTATCATCTGATGCAATGAGTGCCTTACTAAAAGCTTTAGAAGATACACCAAGCCATGTTTACTATATACTTGCTACAACTGATCCTCAAAAGCTTTTACTAACTGTCAGAAATCGTTGTACCCAATACACTATGACAGTATTATCTGATTCTGAGATGTTAAGTTTACTAAAATCTATAGTAAAAAAAGAAGGACAAAAGTTAGAACAGGAAATTTATGATCAAATTATCCAAGATAGTCAAGGCCACCCAAGAAATGCTTTACAGATTTTGGATCAGGTTCTTGCTGCTGATGGACAAGATAGGCTTGCTATTGCTAAAAGATCTGCTGAGAGTACGAATCAAATTATTGACTTGTGTAGAGCATTGTTATCAAAGTCCAACTGGAAAACGGTTGCGGGGATACTAAAAGGTTTGAAGGAAGAAGAACCTGAGAGCATTCGCAGAGTCATTTTGGGATATTTTAGTGCTGTTCTGCTCAATGGTGAAAATAATCGTGCTGCGTGTATCCTGGATGAGTTTATGTCTAATACCTATGATAGTGGTATGCCTATGATTACTTGGAATTGCTACAAAATAGTGAAGTCCTAAAAATAAATCTTGAGGTTACTTTAAAAACCTTTAAAACTTTCCTTGATTTAGTGTATAATATAAATATGAAAAACAAAAAGAAAACGCAAGATGATGGTTATTCTGTATTAGCAAATTTTATTTTAACAGGGAAATTAACACCTGAACAAAAATCAGAATTAGATAAATATGAACGAGAAACATCATCTAAACCTAAGAAACCAGAGAAATAAAAAATACAGCCTCAAACGGAGAACAAAATGGAAGATGAACCTACAAAAAAGATGATTAGGAGACAAGCATTAGATTTAGCTGTTTGCAGTATTCAAAGTACTGTTTTTGAAAATACGTGCAAATCTGGTATTTTAAGTCTAGCTACAACAAATGCAATTATTGAAAGAGCAAAAGAGTTTGAGCAATACATATCAAAAGGTGTGTAAAAATATGTTAGATTACGAAAAAGACAAACAGATTGATCCGTTATCCCTGGATACCTGCTGGTTAGAACAGAGCAGTATAGGTATCAAATATGGCAAGTATGCTGCTAAGATGAAAAGGCTTGCTGCTGAAGCAGAAGAAGATATTAAGATCATTAGATCTAAATTAGTAAAAATGGCTAATGATAATCCAATGAAATATATTAGGAAGGAGAAGCCAACAGCTATAGATATAGAAGCTTTCTATCGCACTCATAAAGATCATATTGCTGCTAAAGATGCTTTTATACAAGCTACCTATGATGCTGAAGTAGCACATTCAATTTATATGGAAATGAGCTTTGGTAGAAAAGCTGCATTAGAGAATTTAGTAAAACTCTATAGTGCAAATTATTTCGCTGGCCCATCTGTTCCAAGGGATTTAGGCAAGGAGTGGGAGAATAAGCAAAGGCAGCAAAAGAGTGATATTGAAACTGCATCTAAAATGAAGAAGAAATTAGTAAGGAAATAAAACAATGAAAGCAAAGATTGAGATTACTAAAGATAGAGTAATTAAAAAAGGAAAAGTTGCTGTTGCATATTCTCCTTCTTTTGGTGCTGGTTGGACTACATGGAATAAAAAAATAAACCCATTTGAACCAAAAGTAATTGAGCTAATTTTAGCAAATAGACAAAGTGAAATTAATGATGTGTGGGTTAAGGAAAATTTAGGTGTTGATGCTTATACAGGGGGAACTTCTGATTTAGTAATAGCATGGCTTCCTATAGGTACAATTTTTAGAATTGAAGAATATGATGGGGCTGAAAGTATTTGTACTGTAGAAGATTTAACTTATAAAGCTTAGGAAATAAATATGGAAAATACTAAACCAAGCAAGATTCAAAGTGAACAGAATAAGGCAGAACAAAGAATTCAATTTAAGCGCGCAAAGACTTTTATGGAATTAGATCACGTTATAAATTCTGCTGGAGGATTTTTTGAACCAGAAGAGTTATTAAATCTTACTGTATATGAATTTATTATTAATGTAGCTGCACAAAACAATATTCATTTTATGTTTATCCCAGAGGTTGATGTAAATGACTAAACCTAAAAAGAAACCAACATTAAAAGATTTTCCGTATATTAAAAAGATTGAAGCTGTTATTATTAGAGAATCTTTTACTGTTAAAAATGATAAAAGTATTCATCATATTTGTGCTATTCAACCACAAAAAAGTATTTTAATAAAAACAACAGCAGGATTATTACCTTGGGGAACTGAAGTAACAGTTGTGAAAGTAGTTTAGAAAGGAAACTATGTATTCAATTTATAAATACACTCTTCAAACAACAGGGTTGCAGGAAATTGAAGTTCCTGTTAATTCAAGAATACTTTGTGTTCAAGTTCAATATAATCAACCAAATATTTGGATTCTTGTTGATTTAAATGAAATAGAAAAAGAGACACTTAATATTATTATAAAAGGTACTGGGTTTGAAATTGATAGTGGCACTAATCTACATTATATTGGTACATATCAATTAGAATCTGGTAATTTTGTAGGTCATGTTTTTCAACAATTTAAGTAATCAGTTTAACAATTAAAGGAGAAAGTATTACATGAGTAAATTTTCTGATAAGTACAAATCAAAAGTAAGTGCAGATAACAAACGAGAAAAAACTAAAGGGGGGTCTAAGTATCTTAGAGTACCTTCAGATATTCCAGTAATACAGCTTAAAGGTGGGGAAACAGTTTTATTTGATGTCCTTCCTTATACAGTGACGGATAAGCGTCATATGTGCCGGGATGAAGAGAATGAAATTGCTACTCCTGGGACTATGTGGTATCGGAAACCATATCGTAGGCATCGTGGGGTTGGTGCTGCTAATGAATATGTAATTTGCCCTTCAACTTATGGTAAGAAATGCCCTATTTGTGAATACAAGGCAAAATTACTAAAAGAAGGGGCTGATTATAAATCTGATGAAATAAAGGCTCTGAAATATCAGGAAATGAACCTTTATGTGATTATTCCCCGTAAGAGTTCTGATCCTAAAGTAAATATGGATCTTGAATCAAAGTTAAGTATTTTAGATATTACTCAATATGGACTTCAAAAGATGTTACTGGATGAGCTTGAAGAGAATCCTGAGAATCTACTTTTCTTTGATCCTTCTGAAGAAGGTTTTACATTGAAGGTTCGTTTTGCTAAAGGTGAATTTGCTGGTAAGAATTTTCCTGAAGCAAGTAGGATAGATTTTGTTCCAAGAAAGAAAGCTTTTACTGATGACATTTTGAAGACTGTTCCAAAGCTTGATGATTTGCTTGTTGTACTCTCTTATGAAGAGCTTGATAAGAAGTTCAAAGAGATAAATGACGACGATGAAGAAGATGTTCCAGTAAAGAAATCTAGTAAGAAATCTGTAGTAGCAGAAGTTGAAGATGAGGATGAAGATTTTGAATTAAACACTAAACCAAAGAAAACCAGTAAAAAAGCAGTTGAAGTAGAAGATGAGGATGAAGAGCCTGAAGATGAAGATGAGGAGGATGAGCGTGTAGCAAAACCTAAGTCCAAAAAGAAACCTATTACTGACGATGATGAAGACGAAGATGAAGATGATGCTGACTTTACTGACAATGATGAAGACGAAGATGAAGATGAGGATGAAGAGCCTGAAGATGAGGATGAAGATGATGAAGAACCAGTTGTAGTAAAAAAAAATTCACTCGTAAAGAAGAAGCTAAGACGTTAAATAAAATTCATAACTCTCTTAATAAAAGATGTGTAGCTTGCTCCGGTACAGGGAAAAGCAGTAAAGGCTTTGTTTGTATTCCCTGTAACGGGGAAGGCTATAGGAGATAAATAAAATGTAGTCGATGTGGAAGGACACATAACGGGGATTAAGATCTGTTGATTTAACCGTAGACTTAGCACCAAGACTAAGAGTAGGTACTCAAGCCCTATACTACATATTACTAAAAGGTTCAATATGAAAACAAGATGCAGACATGAAAGAAACAGTTGGTTAATTTATAATGGTTTTATTGAATGGTGTTATGTTTGTGGGGCATTTAGAGAAATGAAATTTTTAAAAGATGATGGTGTATGTCCAAACACTAAATGGGTTAAACCTTCTGGGGATAAAAATAATAATCCATATAAACAATTAGAAAGAGCAAAATTATGTCACTAATAGCTATACAGGAAAAACTAGTAGGCGCATATCTTCCTACAGAAATTGCAGAAGCCTTTAGTTTAATAACCATTTCTCTTGGTACAGATAAATCTGGTGTGTTAAGAAAAATGGTTACGGATTATGTAAAGTCACATTCTGAAATGACTGCTATAAGAAAGATTGCAGAAGAATTTATTAAATTTGGAGATAAGATTTTTAAGGAAAATAATTCTGTAGATATACTACACGCATTTCTTGATGAAGTACGAATAAGCCTAAAGAAGAAAAATATACTAACCGGATACATTGAACAAGTATGTGCGGATATCGAATCCCTCCATAAGGAAAAATATGTTACGAACAAAACATCACTCAGAGTCAGAAGAGGAAACCCCAACATTAGTAGAACAACGAGAGAAGAAACTAAAGAAGAGAACACACACACACCAAAACACAGACTTAGTGGAAGAAGAAAAAGAATTTGATTTTGGTAAAGTAATTTCTACAGGATCAACTTTGTTGGATCTTGCCATAAGTGGAACTGCTGTTAGAGGTGGTGGTATACCTGGAGGAATATTAGTAGAAATCTTTGGACCTAGCGGAGCAGGAAAAACAATCCTTCTTTGTGAATTAGCTGGAGCCATTGAGCGTCAAGGTGGTGAAACTTACTTTTTTGACCCAGAGGCGCGATTGGGAAAACAGTTTGCAAAAGTATTTGATTTTCATATAAAAGAAGATCAATACTTTACACCCAATACCGTAACAGAAGTATTTCAACATATTCGTAAAATAGCTCCAGAAGATACAAGTACAATTACAGGAATTTTAACAGATTCTTTAGCTGCACTTTCCACTAATATGGAAATGGATGGTGAAGATAAATATGGGATGCGTAGAGCCAAAGAGTTTTCAGAAGAACTTAGGAAAACTTGTCGAATTATTAAAGAACGAAATTTACTATTAGTATGTTCAAATCAGATTAGGGAAAATGTTGGTGGGGGATTATATGAAGCTAAATATAAATCGTCTGGTGGTATGGGCATACCTTTTTACGCTTCTTTGCGTTTACAATGTTCTAACCCAACTAAGATTAAAAAAGAAAAAACCATAAATGGTGGGAAAAAGATATCAAGAGTTATTGGTGTGGAAACAACTATTACTGTTGCAAAAAGCAGTATTGATGTTCCACATAGAACTGCTGTAATACCAATAGTATTTTCATATGGCATTGACAATTTGAGACAAAATCTTCAATTTATTAAAAGTAATTCTACTGATAAATTTTATACTATTGGTGGAGAAAAACTTAGTAATGATTTAGACAAAGCATGTACTATGATTGAGGATTCTAATTTAGAAAATGAACTAAAAGAAGAAGTTATAGATACATGGGAAGCTATTGAGTCTTCCTTTCATAAGAGTAGAAAGAAGAAGATACGATGATTAAAATTGTTAAAGAAGATGATTACGGTAATTTTACTTACTATGCATCTCATACAGAAAAAGGATTGTCTATTCAAAAGAATAATAAGTTCTGTATCATTGAACAAAATGCATTAAGATCACATGGTAGTTTAGTAATGAATAAAGCGGATTTACCAGAATTAATAAACTTATTACAAATGGTGAGAAATGACTATTTCAGTAGCAGCGAGAAAACAAAAAGGCCGTCTTCTACAGCAATTTTGCTGCCAAAAAATCAGTGAAATTACAGGTATTCCTTGGGGACCAGATGATGAAAGTTTAATAAGTTCACGTCCAATGGGCAGTTCAGGCGTAGACGTAATTTTAAGAGGTAAAGCAAGAAAGCTTGCGCCTTTTTCAATTGAATGTAAGCGTCAAGAAACGTGGTCTATCCCTGCTTGGATTAAACAAGCAATTACTAATGAACAACCAAATACTAATTGGCTTCTTGTTGTACGTTCATCACATCAAGTACCTGTTGTGGTTATGGATGCTAATAATTTTTTTGAAATGGTGGGTCAACATATTCAAGATCGAAGAAAGTTAAAAAATACCAATACACAAAACACGCAAGTACATGGAGATGGAAAAAAGCCTAAGAAGATGTTGCGAACAAAACCCCCGAATGGCTAGATTAGAAGAAGCACATAAAAGTTTAGTAAAATTACAAAATGAATATGAAGAAGAAAAAATAACATTTGAAACTTTTAGTAAACGGTTAGATGGGTTAGAACAATTAGTACATTTATATTGAGGAGAAAATATGGCAGAAGTTAATAAAGATAAAAAAGAAGTTGTTATAACTGTTGACTCAAAAAAAATTAATAAACTAATAAGATTAAATGTAGATAAGTTTGGTGGCGTTTATCCAGATTATTATACTGCAAATAAAGAAAGATTAATAAAAGAACTTAGTGCAGCTTTTCTTGAATATATTACTAATGATTTGCTTGCAGGGTTATAAATTATGGGATTTAAATGTCCTTTTTGTTTGAAAGATTTCAAACAAGATAAAAAATCTTGGGAACTTCATTGTAAAAAAGAACATAATGGTCTTGCATCTAATGTTATTAGTTTAGTAAAGAAAATTACTAAAAATGATAAATAAATTAATAGTAAAAAACTTTCAATCACATAAGCATTCTGAACTGGAATTCTCCCCATCGGTGAACTGCATTATTGGAAATTCCGATGCGGGAAAATCTAGTTTACTAAGAGCAATCAGATGGGTTTTGTTTAATCGTCCTTCTGGAGAATCTTTTCGTTCATGGTGGGGTGGTACAACTAAAGCTACTATATTTACTAATGATCAAAAGATCACTCGTATACGTGGAAAGCAGAATGGGTATTTCCTTAATGGCAAATTACTAGAAGCTGTCCGGTCGGATGTTCCTGATGAAGTTAGTAAAGCCCTTAATATGTCTGAGATTAATATTCAAAGGCAACATGATAAAGTATTTCTGTTTTCTGATTCCCCTGGAGAAGTAGCAAGGCATTTTAATGAAATAGCACATATTGATGATATTGATTATGCTACTAAAAATATCCAATCATGGATCAGAAAAACAAATCAGGAAATTGAGGTTACTAATAATCAAATTACTAATTATACTAAGGATCTTAAAAAGTATAGTAATCTTGAATCACTTGAGTATCAAGTAAGTGAACTGGAAAAGTTAGATCAAAGAAAACAAGAGATAGAAACTAAAGTAAAAGTTATTACTAATCTAATAACAAGATCTTCTGTGCTGGATTCACTCATTGAGAAGGTCCAGAACAAGTTAAAGCATAAAGATGGTGTAAATACTTGTTTGGGACTTTATAAAGCCTTAGAAACGATTACAGAGCAGAAAAATAGCCTTATAAAGACAGTAAAACAGCTAAAATCTATTACTGTGAATCAGAAAGAGCTTCAAAAGCTTACTAAACTGGAAGATACTGTAGATCAAGCATTAGTTTGGTATAAAGATTTAAAATTACTAAAAAATAAAAAAGATAGATTAGAAGAACATGTCAGCGCAATAAAAATGACAGAAGAGTTGATTACTAAAAGTAAAAATAAGATTATAATGTTACAAAAAGAGTTTGATAAAGGTTTTCCAAATTATTGTTATTTGTGCGGGAAGAAGAAATGACACACAAAATTGAAGCTCATGCCTGTGATTATTGTAAAAGAATTTTTAGTAGATTGTCTGATGCTAAAAATCATGAAAATAATCATTGTAACAAAAGTCCAATCGCAAGACGTTGTAAAGGTTGTAAAAACTTAATACTTTTTAGAGAAGAAATATCTTGTGATAAAGGAATACAATTAATAAATACGAATAGTCTTTATCTCAATATGGATTCTCTTACACCAATACATAATAAAATTTGGAGAAAACATTGTTCTTCTTGGGAGATAAATGTAAATTTTTATGAAAAATAAACAATCTTTCAAACCTACAATTATTATTTGCGGGGATATTCACTTACGTGAGGATCAACCAATCTGTAGAACAGATTCATTCTTAGATGCTCAATGGAGAAAATTAGATTTCATTTGGCAACTACAAAAACAATATGACTGTCTTGTTTTATGTGGTGGGGATCTTTTTGAAAACTGGAAGCCTAGTCCTTACTTACTTACAGAAACAATAAAACATTTACCCAACCAATTTTACACCGTGTATGGAAACCATGATTTACCAAACCACAACTTAGATTTAGCTTATAAATCTGGAATTAATACATTAAAAGAAGCCGGTAAGTTAGAAGTTTTACCTGATTGTAGTTGGGGTCAAACTCCAGATAAAGGGTTTTATATTCCTGAAATTCATAAATCTATTTTAGTTTGGCATATATTAACATATTCAAAAAAACTACCTTTTCCTGGGTGTAAGGAATCATCAGCAAGAGTATTACTAAAAAAATACCCTCAATTTCCGTTGATTATTACGTCTGACAACCATCAGACTTTTGTTGAAGAGTATCAGGGAAGATATTTAATAAATCCTGGTTCTATGACAAGACAGAAATCAGATCAGATAGATCATAAGCCGTGTGTGTTCCTTTGGGAAGCTTCTACAAATAAAATTGAACAAGTGTTTCTTCCAATAGAACCAGGAAATTTAGTAATAACTCGTGAACACATAGAAAAAGATGAAGCAAGGGATTCCCGTATTCAAGCATTCATTGAAAAACTTACGGATGAATCTATTACGGATGTAAATTTTCAAGATAATCTAAAGCAATTTTTGTCACAAAATCCTTTAAAGAAATCTGTAGTAAACTATATATATAAGGCATTGGAGAGATTATGAAGTGCATTTTTTGCAAAAGTAAAAATGTAACAAGTGAAAAAACACCAAAAAGAAAACACACAGGATTTCATTGTGAGGACTGTGATTCTATTTGGACAGATTGGGAACAGAAAGAAATTAAACGGTTAAAACAATTTGAACCAAAATCAGATGAAATATTAATTGCAGTAAAAAGGCCCGAAGGGTATGAGGATGTGCATCCTGAAAGTATGGTGGATGATGCTCATATTAGCGCGTTCTTTGAATGGAGAATAGTAGGTAATGCCAAATAAAGTTGAAGCTTATGCTTGTAAATTTTGTAATAAAATTTTACAAAGCAAATCAGCAGCAACTAATCATGAAAATAACACATGCAAATTTAGTAATATTGCTGCTAGATGTGATAGTTGTAAATATTTAACTTTTATTGTTACTGATAAAACTCATTTAGCTTGTGAAAAAAGACCCGATGTATTTTATCATTCAGGAGATATAGAATTTAAAAATTGGCAAAAGCATTGCCCTGATTGGAGTACAAGAGATTTTACTGATTATGAATTAAGGAAGTATAAATATGCTAACCGAAAAACAATTATTTGATCTGAAGGACAAAATTGATTCTGCTAAGAATCAGGAGCAGCAGTTGCAAGGCCAGAAGACGGCTTTACTAAATACACTAAAAATGGATTTCAAGTGTAAGGATGTGTCTGAGGCACAAGAAAAGATTGAATCTCTTGAAACTGAATTGGAAGATATTACTAAAAAAATTACTAAACTTTCAGAAAAGATTGAATCTGAATTAGGGGAAGACTAATGAAATGGATTACGTTAATTGAACGCATAACACCTTACTGTGCTTTTGTAAATATAATATTAGGTATTGGTATTATTTATAATGGTTGGGTTATCCGTGGTGGGGTAATAGCATTTATTGGATTAGGATACTTCATTATTAAAAAAGGGAAAGCTAATGAAAATAATTTGCACAGATAATTTTGCAAGAGAGCATATATCAGAACGAACAGTTGTAGAAAATGTTCCTCTTTATTATGCTAATACTATTTGTGATGCTTTAAATACAAAATATGGAGGTGATCAAGCAGAAGATTATTTTATTGTAAAATCTGATGATTATAAACTTTATGTATTTGAGCCATAAATGACTATTCAAGAATTACGAAACAGGTTAGAGCAACGGAAAGGCCAAAAACTGACTCTTAATAATCTCCTTGAATCCGTCACTCTGGAAAATGCTAAACTAGTTAGTAAATCACATAATTTAGAAAAAGCCTTAGAGTGCGTAAAGCTTGTAGGTCTACGCACACAACAGTCCCTTGAATTCAAAATATCTGATTTAGTAAGCATGGCTTTATCTTCTGTATATGATGACCCTTATGAATTCATGGCAAGGTTTATTCAGCGTAGGAATAAGAGTGAGTGTGATTTGTTATTTTCCCGTAAGGGGCAAGAGATAGATGAGCCAATGGATTCTTCTGGTGGAGGAACAGTGCATATAGCTGCATTTGCATTAAGAGTTGTTTCATGGGTATTACAAAATCCAAGAACTAATAATGTTTTATTATTAGATGAACCTTTTCCTGGGTTAGATCCTGTAAGAATGAATTTAGCTAGTGCTATGTTATCTGAAATTAGTAAAAAACTTTCATTGCAAGTTATTGTGGTTACGCACAGTACAGAATTAGCTGAATGTGCAGATAAAGTATTTAATGTAACAATTAAAAAAGGAATTAGTGATGTCAAAGAAAATTAAATTATGGATTGTTGGGCAAAATAAAGGTTTTGATAAAAAATCAAAAGTAGTTGCTTGGGAATTTCAAGGGGTTTTTACAACAAAAAGAAAAGCAATCAAAGCTTGTGTAGATCATACTTATTTTATTGGGTCAGCAATTTTAAATGATATCATACCAAATGAATCTATTTCTTGGCCTGATTGTTACTATCCGGTAAAATATAATGAATGAATTTCAAAATCAACATTTTAAAATAACAATGTTGGAAAAGAAAATTGAGTTTTTGAAAAAGCAGAATAAATTACTAAAGCAAAAAGTGATGTTTTTACTAAAGAAGATTAAATCATTAAAGGTGAAGAAATGCACGTAATTTTAGGGGATGGAAAATATTTAATAACTGTAGGAAAAGAAATTGAAAATAATGATGAAAGTATTATTTTTGAACACAGTGAAAAATCTTACCCCATTGGTGCTGCTGTACCAAAAGAAGAAAATAGTGGTACTTTTATTCCAAAAGAACAAGATTTAGTAATAACATTTAAAAATATTGAAAGCGCTAGAGTTTTACAAGATGAAGTAAATCTTTGTATTTTAAGAATGTTAGGAAAGGTGGATTCTTTATGATCCCAGTATTATCAGTAAGAGGAAAAACTATTCCAGAAGCTTGGGAGAATTCATTAATTATATTACACAAGCACGGTTGTGATATTAAAACTGAATATGACAAACCTGAAGATCCCCCAAGCAAGGATTGCACTATGATGATTGAGGTTACTAATCCTCTTGATGAGCCAAGAGTACATCGCTGCTTTCCTGGGCTACCTCAAAATTTAGTAAACTATGTTAATGAAGTTCTTCATGGCAGTAAGGATAATGAGATAGTTTCTTTTCTGGAATCTAAGAATACTGGAAGACTTTACTATACTTATCATTCAAGACTATTCAGATATAACCCAGCTAGATTTGTTCCAAAAGATCAAATCCATGAAATGTGTAAAATTCTTGCTAGAGTTCCATACTCAAGAAGAGCACAAGCAATTACTTGGGTTCCTGAATATGATTTATATTCTTCTGATCCACCATGCTTACAAAGAATATGGTGCAGAATGACTCAAGTTAATAAAGAAGGTTCTCCTAAGTGGGAACTTGATATGAATGTTTTGATGCGTTCTAACGATGCCTATCAAGCAGCATTTATGAATATGTATGCTTTTGTTCATTTACAAATGTTTATTGCAAATGAAATAGGTAGAATGAGAAATGAACCTGTTAGAGTAGGGAGATATTGTCACCAAGCAGACAGCTATCATATTTATGGGAAAGATCTTAATAAATTTCAAGGATTACTAAAAAGAATAGAAGATACTGAATTAAAATACAGAACTTGGTCAACAGAACAGTTTAGTAAATATGTAAAATGATTTTATGAGTTTGCAAGCTAACAGCCATCAGTTCTTTGAATATCTAAATGTTTCACTGTTGACAAGGAGCCTTGAAACTTGTCTCTATTCAACTCAGTGAATTGTAATCTGCATCTATATGCAGAAGAGCCAAGCAACAGATTATTTAGATCTTACCTTTATGGTGTTGTAGGGCTGTTAGCTTGCAATATAAAAGGAATAGAGATGAAAATTATATGGGAATTATTTGATGTAAAAGGAGGACTCAGAGTTAAAAAAGAAAATTGCTCTGAAATTTGGATGATTGGGTACAATCCAATTGATGACTCCAAGACACTTGTCAGTTTATCTGATGGGCTCATATCTTGTGCAGGAAGTGCTCAAAAAATATCTGAAGAGTTAAATAAATTAAATTACACACCTATTATGGGGATAAAATGAAGAAAGAATTATTAAAATTAAGAAGTTCTGATAGAAATGATTTGTCAATTTTAGAGTTAGTAAAACAATCTTATAAAACAGCAAAATCTCATGGTTGGTGGGATGGTAAAAAACATAATATCCCAGAAAAAATTGCTTTAATGCATTCAGAACTTTCTGAAGCTTTGGAAGAATATCGTGGAGGACATCCACTAGATAAAATCTATTACAATATAAACTCAGCACATCCAGATAAGCCAGAAGGTTTCTGTGTTGAGCTTGCTGATGAATTAATTCGCATTAGTGATTTTATCGGGAAACATAAACTTGAACAAGTGCTAATAGATGCACTTTATTTAAAATTAGAATACAATACTACTAGGCCACATCGACATGGTGACAAAAAGTGTTAGTCGGCATCAAATAACTGCCTGAATAACTCTGCTGTAAACGATTAAGAGCTTTCAAAAAGAAAAGAGCACACAAAGTTCCGTGTGCTCTTTTTATTTGCTTAGAATGTAAATAAAAGCTACTTCAAACCTAACTCAGCACGTAAAGAAGCTAAAGCAGTAGTAATAGCTGCTTCAAGCAATGGTGTATTATATTTAGGGCCAAGTTTATCTTTTAGTAACATAACCGCTAAATTTAATACAGCATTTCCTTTTGCTTGAGCATTATCTTCTATATAACCAATCTCTTGTTTAAAATTAGTATATAGATTAATAATATCTGCAATCGTTGCTTGAGATGGGTGATTAATAATATTTTGAATAGAAGCTACAATGGGTTTAGCTTCTGGTAGAATTTGCTCAATAATAATACTTAATACATTTTGAGCAGCTTTTGATTTGAATAGCTTTACAAAAGTTTTACCTATTTTTGAAAACCAACTAAACAGAAAAAACATGATTATTCTCCTTGAATACTTTATTTTACTATAAAATAATTAATTGAGTACACCTTTAACCTGCGCACCGTCATAGTATCCGGCACCGCTGAAAGCAAAACGTTCTTGGGCCTGAAGTGAACATCCGCAGTAGAACAAACATAAAACTGAAGTCATCAAAATTCTTTTCATAAAATCCTCTCTTTTAATTTGTAAAGTATGTCACAAATCCGCGCAAATAAGCAGTACTTAAATTTGCGTTTGTTGCGCCACTGCTGGTGGATATTACTGACATTATAAAATACGACTCACCCCCGACGACAATTGGACACACAAGAGAGGCCGAGGTGTTAATGCCTAGATTCCCCCCAGACGGATTGGTCGCTCCGGCAACTGCTGCAAAAGGCAATCCCCCTATTTTTGCTTGAGATGCATCAGCTGTAGATGGGTACTCCACCGAAAAAAACGCAGTCACTTGTTTGCCTGTCTTTAAATAAGTTCCCACTGCAGCTGTAAATACAAGCGATGCGCCGCTCGCGTCAACCGGAGTCCACGCAGTTACGACAGGAGGGATTGTTTCCCCATTGACAGTTCCTTTCCAGTCATAGATTCCATTGCTGTTAGGAATAACTAAAGTATTTGTATTTGGGGCTCCAATTGCAAATACAAACTTTAATGGATCTAAATACATGCTGCTCTGGACGAAATTCCGCCCACTTCCCGAGTCGCCATCCATATATGTTGTTACATCTTCAAACCTGTTATCTAAATACTGCCCATCCCATGCATTAATTAGCTTAATGCCATTAGCAACATTTTCAAAACCATTTCCAATAACCTTGATATGTGAGGATGCCGCGGCTGCTACGCCTTCAACCTTTAGCCCAATTGTCGATCCTGGACCTCCGACGGATACCGGCCAAATATCGAATTGATTGAAAATTATATTGGCTTCATTAGGGGCATCTGCTGTGGGAGTATCCGCTAACAGGTACATGCTTGTCTTATTTGTCCGGAAGAGGTTTTTTTCGATAACCCCATAATACGCACCGCCATATACTTTGATCGCATTATCGAGATGATAAAACTGGCAATTATCAATTATGTATTTGTGGCTCTTAGATATCAGCACTGCTATCTGGCTTGTTGCTGTAGTCAACGACCACGTAAATGCTGTTTCGCCAACGATGCCGATATCATGCATTTCGAAATGAGATAATGAATCTGTTGTTACGCTTAGTCCAATGCCATCATAATCCAAAAAGATCAGACTCTTATCTCTGTTAATACCCCGAAGAACAATACTAGTTGTGGGGATGGTTTTGGTAATCCGAAATATTCCTATCCCGAATTCCACTAAGCCATGATTGGTGGCCACGGAAGAAAATGCGGAAATCAATTTATCGCTATCGTCCGTTGTGCCATTACCTACTGCGCCAAAATAAACTGGGTTTGATTTTGTGAGCCCAGCCACTACAAGATTCCCCGCAAACCTCTGCCCATCACTCCCACTCTGAGGGTCGGTGAGGGTTAGGGTTGAGGCGTTGGAGGAGGTAAATTGACCGCCTTCGTAGATTAAGGAAATTGACACCGTAATGTTAGCGTCAATCAAAAATGTCCCATAAGGAATAATCAGCGGTTTCCCGGCTGCCTCTGCCGCCGTCAATGCCGCAATAGCCGATACCGTTCCAGTTGCGTCTGCTCCGAAATCCGTCAAAGATTTCGTTTCAGCAGCTCCTGAATGCTTGACATAGACAATCGTTACGTCATAGGTCTTTGCATCCGCGCTCGTGTTTGTGATCTTCTGATGTAGTTCCAGTGAGTCATCCAGGTCGTCATATTTAGCAACAAGGAACTCGTTTCTTGTTTGCTCGGTTACTCCTACTCGCTGGATGGGGTCATAGAGGTTTCCTGCCTTTGTGTTCTGGTAAACCATGTCCGAATCAAGACAGGTATCTTTTTTGTAGATCCCGAACGTGGTTGTGCCGGAATTTATGCTTGGCAGCACGGCAATCAGGCCAATGTCAATATTCACGGCATCAATTGTGCTATTAACCACAAGGCTTGCGCCCCCGGCAATGCTTGCAGTGGTATATGTCAGCGTTGTCCAGCGAGTAGCCATAAATCCTACTTTCCTTTAATTGGAGATTGCCCAAGCCATGCAGCAACTATGGAGCCAATAATCATAAATAACCCGCCCATGGATATCGGAGTCAATGCAGCGCTCCAAGTCGGCAATGTTGCTAACCATCCACCCATGCCGAATAGAAGAGAGGAGATTAATAATATTTTTGATAGCATCATTGTTTTCCTTTCGTGTCCTCTATTTCGTGTCTCTTGCACATCATGTCCATGATTGCCGTGGTTTTTGCCAGTGTTTCCATGACCATTCTTTGATTGCTGGCAAGTATGGCTGTTTGAGTCTTCATCTCATCCAGACCGGATTCAACGATAGTGATTCTGTGTTCCGATGCTATCGCCAGCCCGATCATCGTGATGATTAGCGGGATTACTATTGAGAGTGTCTGCAACCAGTGATTTCTGCGTTCAACCATAGTGCTCTCCTATTTTCTGTCAATTTTCCTGCTCAACAATAAGAAACGGTAAATTCCAAGCAACCCGCGCGACCGAATTAAATGCAGGTTTTTCTGCCATTAACAAAGCTTTTGCTTTGTCTTCATCGACTCCGGCGTCAACATCGAGTAGAACCCAAAGAGATGCCGTAATATCTTGACCAAATTGATAATGAAGCATCGGATGGTCATTTAGATGAAACCAAATGACGAGGCGTTCCGTAATAGGATCTAGTGTCCACTTGTCAATTTCGATATATCCAATGGTCACGTCTTGTGCTTTAGCTATAAGATTCATAATTCCTCTACGTGAACCATCCACCAATGGTTATTTCAAGAGCATATGGACTTGCCACGCCCTCGTATTCAATCACGCGATTGGCGTCCATTGGAACGATCACATCCGCATAGGCAACTTGTCCGGCATAGGCCGATATACTGCTGACATTTACGGCATTAGAGTTGCCATTTTTTCGAAAGAACACCGATTTAGTCGTCGTCGATACGGCGGAAAGAAAGACGCGAAGAAGAACAAAATTTCGCCCAGCAGGAACGATTGCGCTAAGATCTAAATCGTGCCAGTTATTATCAAGAGTAAGGGTTCCTGCTGTAAAATCTGGTGCCGCAGGATCTCCAGAGCTACCAAGAACGGCTCCCGGTGCAATCTGACTATCAATGATCTGGCCCGATAAATACGTCGCTGCAATAGTTGATCCTACTCCTGCGGTTATTGAGCCCGTGAGCGCGATTGCTCCAGTTAATGCTGTATAAGACAGCGTTTCAGCGCCAGCCCCATCGTATCCCTTGAAGCCAGTCGATGTTATTTTAAAACCCCTGGATGCAGTTGCTTCCGTCTGGAGCGTCCCGCCGGTAACAGTTCCACCGATAAGCGCAAGGTCAGTGCCGTCATAAGAAAGCTTCTTTGTAGCGCTTGAACCGATTTCAAACTTTGGCTTATCGCTATCGCTATCGTCGGCCCCAAGAATGAATCCTGAATGCGTATCGTCTCCAAAATCCGTCTTTCCTAATCGGATTGCAGCGTCACCATTACCTGGATCAAGAACAAGTTCTATGATTTTCGAAGTGATCGCCCCTGCGGTCAGCTTATCAACAGATAGTCCCGCTATTTTGGCATTGGTCACAATAAGATTGGCAATTTGGGCCGTATTTGATATGAATTCGTTCACGCTGGCCGCATTGGAGACCAAATTGTCAACAAGCAGATTAATTCCGCCAACACCTCCAAATATTTGGAATGTTGCGCGGGATGTTTGATTGATAGCCACCCCAACCTGTACGCGACCAATCCCCAATGATAACGCTGCATTAGCGGTCACTTGCAATGCCGTGGTAGATATATTTATGTCTAGGTAGATATGCGTTACCGCTGCCATATTGCCGGTATTTCCAGCGCTTATGGCATATGGCGTACCATCCGCTGCCGTGAAAGTTCCCGATGTCCATTGAACGGTATCGGCGTCGAGGGCAGAAAATACGCAAGTGAGCGTCCACCCGCGCAGGGAAATGTTCATATTTGCAGGAACAAGTGTGTTTGGGGCAACGTCTGTTGTAAGCAGTCCTGCAGTTGTGACAGCCGCAGATACGGCGCAAAATGGACCCCAGCCATAATCAGCGCTTCCGCCAGCCGCAACGATAGCGGCCTTTGTAGTGGCATTTGAGGCTAGTCCAGACTCGTTGTACATCGCCACCCGGAAATAGCGAGTCTTAAGCGGAAAAGAGAACGTGTAATTATTTACATATCCTAATCCATAACGAGTAGTTACATCGGTCGTGAATGCGGCATCAGAGGCGAATTGCACGCAACTATCGAATAGGGTCAGATTGCCCGTTGCTGGATCTACCCACTGTACTACAAATTTATAGGTAGAAGCCTCAACGCTCAACGAAATAGGCACTCCGGGAAGGACGAAATCTTTCGTAGCCGTTGGAATTACTTTCGGCGTGTAAGCCGTCCCACTCTTTGCAAGTTGTATTGTTGGAGCAAAAGTACATGTAATTTGCATTGTATGTAAAGAATTTATGTCTTTTGCGTGTTGTATATGATCAACAATAAAATCAGCATCAATGGCTAATCCAGTAGCCGCAAGAGATGCATTAACATGTATCCTATCTCCTAGTTCACGCTTTTGCATTTCTACTAGATGGAGTTCATTAACACCTTTAACAGTAAACTGTATTCTTGGTTTTGGGTCTTTATTAATTGCAATTAAATAATCTAATCTAGCTTGAGCATCTTCAAGATTAGTGTCCCACTCATTAATATTTGGAAATTCTCTTTTCCCATATTTGGTAATACTAGTTGTATCTTGAGATATAATTTCTGTAACATCACCTTCAACAATTGCAACACCATGGGCTCTTAACATAATAAGATGTGCAGGTAATGCATTTACATTTGTTATTACTACTTCTAATTTTTGACCATATTCAGTTTTTACATAAGATAAATCTGTAGTAATATCCGTTCCAGTACCAGCAGCATTAGTGTTTCCTTCAAGATCTACAATACTCCAAGAATCTACTGATTTAACTTCTGAAGGACTGCCTGGACAAGGACATTCAAATCTAACTGTTAAAGTACCATTGCCAGGAACAATAGGAGGAGTTCCACCTGAATTACCAACAACATCAGAAATTATAGTAAGGATCATATCTTCTGATGTATTAAATACTTTTACTTTTCCAGTAGCATAATTATAAATATTTTCAATAGGATCAAATTGCTGAACATCCCATAAACCAAGCCCACTAGTACCATATATTACTTGAGCAACATCATTTGGTGGATTATATGAATGTGCTCGATCATCAAAAACATGATTTCCTTTTCGATCTCCTCTAAAACGACCACATTCAGCATCTTGAATTGCATGAAGTTCTTCAAGGTATGAACTATCTTTAGAAAACCACCATTTGCTAATAGTAGATAATCCGGTGTCAACGATTCTTTCGGAAGGATGGACACCATAGTTATCTAGGATTAATTCAACATGATTTCCTGTAGGAGCATTATTAAGTAAAGCTATATTTACTTTACCTTTAGTAAATCTTGAAATAACTCCAGATGCAGCAAGTGTTGCTGTTCCTTCATTTTTACAAGAGCCTGTTTCTGGAATAATAGAATCAAGTTTAAATAAACCTACTATTTCTATTGAACCGCTGCCAATTTGAGAAGTAATTTTTACTCTTAAATTTGGAAGTATTAATCCATAAATAGGACTTGCTGTATTAAAAGATGAAAAAATAGCAGTATTATTTAATAAGTTAAGTTGCATTGTTCCAGCAACATCATATTGAGGAGATGGTCCAGATCTACCTCTTGACCAAGACACACTTTGTACATAATCAGAAATATCTGAATATGCGTGGTCAAACATTAAATTGTTATTCCAATCAACATAAAATTTTAATGCTTCAGCTCCTGTAGGTGTAGGTACAACACTAGCTTCACCCTGTAAAAGTGGAAATTGTTCATCACTTGCAGATAGTGGGAATGTCCTAGATGCTGGTGTTGTATCTGGAGTCCAAGTCATTATTAAATCCTAGGCAAAAGCAAATCCACGATTTCGTAATCTCTTTGCTGATAACATTAACTTATTATCTAAATCATCTACACCATTTATTGTAGCACCTTCTAAGTGTATATGTATATCACCTTTTCCTAAAGATTTCCCAATACCACTATATGTTTCACCTTCATGAACCACCGCCCAACCAGTTTTTGCAACAGAACCACCTTCAGCAAGAGTAGGTATATTATTCTGAATCTGCCAAAGTTTTTGAGCTTGTTCTTCAGGAGACATTGTATATCCTGGCCATGTAGTGCTTTCTGAAGTTGTATTAGTTGATCCTACAGCGATAGCCCCATTCCATAAAGAAGATGTTGCTGCCGCTGCTCCCCCTTCAGTAGTTGCAATACTCAATATTATTTGATTTATTGCATCAACAACAGCTTGTTTAGCAATATCAATCGATGCTGTAATAGCATCTCCAACAGTAGTAAATTGAGCATTAATGTTTTCCATTAATGTTTTTAATGTATCTTCCATTGTTGTTTGTGTTTCAGTTAAATAGGAAGTAACATTACTAAGTTCTGCATAAAATGCAGCATTCATTGATTCTGTAACAGATTTTAATAAGTCTGTTGTAATAGTATTAATACCATTAGCGTAATTTGCTATTGCTGTAGCTCCAGCATCCCCACCATAATTTAATAAAGCATTCTTAATATCTTCAGTCATTCTAGGGAAAGCTTCTAAATCACCTAGAACATTTTTAGCATTAATTGCATTAGTGAGTTTAGTAATTTGTTCTACATCAAGCCCAGCTTGATTTAATGCAGCTAAAGCTTCAGTACCAATTTTTCCAGAAAGAATCTGATTAATTGGGTCAAGTTCAGGAGCAAGATTCTTTAACTCAGAAACAAGATTGGATATAAAAGTAACAGATTCAGACATCCCACTAGCAATATCCATCTGACTTAATAACTCAACACTACCTCCAAAATCAGTAATAATCTTTGTAAGTTCTTCTGTGACCTCTCCAGTATTAATAAAATTAGTAATAAGTTCAGAAAACTGAGTACTTATTTTAGTAAGACTAGATAATTTCTCAAAAGCTGCAAGATTACCATTAACATCTTGAATTTGTTTACTAAGTTTTTCTGTAATATCTCCTGTACTTAAAAATGTGTCATACATCTTTGATGAAGATGTAATTGTTTCTTTAATAGATGTACCTAAATTATTAAAGTTTACAATTAATTGTTCATATGGTTTTAATACTTCTTCTCCAGCCATTAACTTTTCAGTGATGCCAGGAATCTTACTTTCAATAAGATTTGCAAAACCAGCAGTTTCTTTGAATACTTTATTAAGAGCATCCCAATTATTAGTAAGTATTCCTATCTCAATTGCAGGACGCATATTTACTACATTATGTCCAGCGGATGCTGTTTCAGCAGCTTTTAATAACTGATCAATTTTTCCTGCATCTTTAGCTAATGGAGCAATATTTTCAGAAATCATTTTAGGAGACCAATTAAGATCTGCTCTAACTCCCCAAGCTTGAGCTTCATTCATACCTAATGAATTAACAAATGCTTGATATTGCTTTGCTGAAAAATTTACACCAAAAGCCTTTTTTATTTGTTTTGATCCTGATTCATAACTATCATCCCCAATAACAGCATTTGCAATTGCTACACCAGCCATAGCAGCCCCCGCCGCTGCCGCAATCATTGGCGCTGCTGCTGCTAAAACAGTAGTGAATAAAGTAGTACCCCCACCAACCATAAGTGTACTAGCTGCTGCTAATCCTGCACCCGCCATACCTACTATACCAGCAGTTTTTAGATAAGGATTTTTAGAAAAAGCAGCTTGTCCTGCTAACGCTAATGGTCCCATTACCTTTGTTGCCATTGGAACAAGTCCACTAATAAATCCAGTAAGACCCCCGCTGGTACTAGTACTATCTTCCCCTTTTGCTGAACCATCTGAATTAAATAAAAGAGATTGAAAGTATTTTTGAAAAGCTTCTTTTGCTGGTTTTAAAAAAACTCTCTTAAAGGAATTTAGTAAATTAGACCAAATATTTTCATTACCAGAAAGAAGATCATCAAATAGTGTTCCTGCGATTTCACGCAGTTCCATTATTTTTTCTTTACGATACTCTTGTTCAATATCAATAGTTTTCTTTATTCTAGCAATCTCAAGATTACTTGTTTCTTGTTCTAAAATAGTTTTTGCTAATTTAGCTTTTGCTTGGGCTTGAGCAAGTAAAAATGGTAAGAATCCAGAACCAGTTTTAGAATGTTCTCTTATATTCTCTAATTCTTTTTCCAAGTCTAATGAAGTTAATTGATATTGCAATTCTAATTTTTTCTTTTCATTAATTGAATCAAAATTAACTTTTTTAATTTCTGCTGCTTTTTGTTCTTCAGCAGTAAAAATCATACCCTGTTGATACATTTCTTTTTCAAAATCTAATTGTTTCATTTGTTCAGAAATAATATTCTTCTTTAACTCTAACTCCATCTCTCTTGCTTCTCTAACTTGCTTAATCCAATCATCCATTGCAGCAAAAGCATTTTTAGTAAGTACTTCTGCTACTGGACCAAGATAACCTTGAGTTCTAAGATGTTCTAATCCTTCTTTAGTTCCTTTAGGCATAGTTCTAATAGAACTAATAGGGGCAGATAAGTTTTCCATCTTATATATTTTTTTACTAAGTTTTTCTTGCTCTTTCATCAAATCATATTTCTTCTGTGCTAAATTTACTGCTTGAGATAATGTTTTTAATTCATTAGTATCCCCAACACCTTCTCTTGCTGATTTAATTGCAGCTTCTAAATTAGTTTTTGCTTCATTTAATTTAGTTAAATAAGGTATTAATTTCTCAGATTCCCCTGAAGCCCTAGCTTCAGCAGCAGCAATCTCATTCATCCAATTTACTTGATTCTTCAGTTCCTTATTTACTTTTACTAACTCAGGATGCTCCTTTTTGTATTGATCAATTATTTTTTGAACCTCATTTGAGTAGTAAGAAAGATTATTAGGACTAATTGAACCTAATCCTTTTGAAGTTAAATCAATCCCCATACTCTCTGCTTGAGCTTTTAATAATCTTGCTTGTGCCCAAGAAGTATTTGCAATTTTTTTAGAAGCTGATTCTGCATGTGTTCCTAATAAATCAAATTTATCAATCCACTCTCCGATTTTCCATCCAGTAAAAACAGCTATAGTTGCTGTTACAGCAGTTATTAAAATTGGAAATGCTGCTGCTAAACCCATTACACCGCCTTTAAGAGCTTCAATAGTCCCCAAACCATAAGAAAATGATAGCCATAAATTAGTAAGTTTTCCTCCAAGAGAAATAAGCCCACCAATAACGGCTACAGATGTTAGAGTTCCTAAAGCTACTGTAACAGCATTCACAGAAGCTACAGTTTTTGCTGCCCAATCAAATGTTTTTTTAGTAACCGTTAAAAATGAATCCCCTACGGTAATTGCCCAATCATGCATTGTATTCTTAAATAATTGAATTCGGGCATCTGCTGTATCTGTTTTTATTTTAAATTGTTCCATTGCATATGTGCCTTTTGCATATGCATTTGAAGTCCCTTCTATCAAAGGATTAATAATTTTATGCCCGTTAGCTAAACTTAGTAAAGTTCTGGTAACACCAGCATTCTTTAAACCTAATCTATCTAAAGTCAAAGTAGTTTTTCCACTAGACTTATCCATCTTACCAAGAGCTTCTACAAATAAATTTAAGGCATTAGAGGCATTTGTTCTAAATAAATTAGCAAAATTTGGAACAATACTATTATAAAGTTTTAGTTTATTACTATTTGTAGCAACAGCTCTATCCATACTTGCAAGAATTGTATTAAATGCTGTACCACCAGCATACACTCTAACACCTACAGAAGATATTGCTGCTGCCCAAGCAACCACTTGAGCATTTGACATACCCATTTGCTTACCAGTAGCAACAATTCTTTGTCCAAGGTTTACTACATCTTTTTCTGTAGTAGCTGATTTAGTTCCAGCATAAAGTATTGCAGAAGCTAACTTATCGAAATCAGCTTTAGCTAGATCAGCAATATTAGCAAACTTAGCTAAAGCCATAGCTGATTCTTCTGAATTTAAGTTATCTGCTGTCTTTCCCAACATGCCCATAGTTCTTGTAAAAGCCACTACGTTCTCTTTTTCTATGCCTAACTGCCCAGCAGCAGCACCTAACTTCAAAATCTCTTCTAGGGGCAATGGAATCTCTTTAGCAAGTTGTCTAAATTCCTTGCCCATTTTATTAAATTCTTCTGGAGTTCCTTCAAAAAGCCTTTTCACATTAGCAAAATTCTTTTCAAATTCTCTTGAAGCTTCTCCAGGGGCTTTAATAGCTTCAGTAAGAACATTTAGTACAACAGACAAACCTTTATATAGCAACATGCCTTTAGCAACACCAATAACCCAATCATTCATCCCCCTACCACTTTGAGTTACCTTACGTGTGGCATTACCAAATTGATCTGTTACATATGTTGCTTGTTGAGCAGCATTTTTATAAAGTTGCCAAGCATCTACTGAAGATTTCAAACCATTATTAAGTGGAACAAAAGGTAATTGCCTACTAGAACCACTATATGAAATACCTCCAGGACGAGCATAATTAGCAGGTTGATAATTTTGATTTACATTCGTTGGTGTTCTTAATAAACTATTTCGCAAATTACCAAGCGGGTTGTTTGCTTTTTGTTGAGCCAATGCTAAGGCTTCTGATTCTCTTTTTAATTTTGCTGTTTCAATTGCAGCAAGTTTCATTTCTGAAGTTACTTTACTAACTTGACTCCCCGTACCTTTAGCAAATATACCTAAACTCTCAAAAGATTTTGCAGTTTCTCCTACTGTGAGTTTTGCAACTCTTTGCATTTTAGTAAGTTCATTAGTTATTTTTACTACAGAACCACCGACCCCTTGTGAAAAAAGGTCGGTGGCTTTTTGCGCAGATTGCATTTCTTTATTAACAGAATTACCAAAGTCAACTAAACGCTTTCGGGCATCATCTAAGCCCTTTGTATTCATTCCCAAAGAACCCATTAAATCGCCGATATCCATTATTTCACTACCCTTCGTTTAGTCTTTGGTTTATCTATAGAAGGCTTTAGTATTGCCATCATAATTGCCTTCTGTTCTTCTACTGTTTGCTCCCGTTCTTTCTTTGTATAAGTTTCTCCCCATTTAGGTATAAAATCCCCCACGTCAAGGCTTTTTGAATCTTTACTCCCAGCCATAGCTCGAAATGAATTAATAACAATTGAAGATAGTTGGGCCAACATGTATGTGGTTTCAATGTTTCCAAACGGTTCCAATTTGTCATAAGCTTCAATCTCAGCTAATTCAATGCCAGTTAAACTTTCGAGCCATCTATCGGGATGACTGTAGCCACAACCGTTGAGGCCGCGCCAAATCCTGAAAATTCTTCTTCTATCTGGGCGGCTTCGGAGTTTTTTACCAAATTCTCTTTTGTTTTTTCATCAATAGCATTTAATTTTTGAGCAGCATCTACAATTTTAATTAAACGGGCAGCAGACATATTAGTGCTAAGCATTCGATAATCATCAAACTTTAGTAAATTAACACCATTATCATCACAAAGTACATTTACAGCGAGTTTTGCTCGAAAATCTTCCATCGTTTGCTTATATGTGATAATGCCGTCTTTATCTACTTTTTCTTCCATCAAAGACTTTTCAAACCTATCCCGTTCTCTTCCCGTCATCATCCTAACACAAACATAAGAACCATCAGGAAATTCAACTTTTTCAATTTTAAGATTCTCTTTTGCTAATAGTGCTGCTCTATCTAGTAAACTCATTTGATTATTCTCCATAAATTAACCATGATTAGGTTTTAATAAATTACACAGGGCTCGGAGCACTTCCAGAATCAGCATCCGCTTGTCCAGAAACTTTAATCGTTACATCAAACGTAACAGCCTCTTCAGGAATCGTTAAAGGCATCTCAATAACAAGTCCATTAAAAGGGATAGCTGTATTTTCAGAATCAGGCAAAATAATCTGATAATCTTTCTCTACATCAGATTCAAAATCAGTATTAAACAAATCATAAGTATCCCTAGTATAAAACATACTAAGAGTTACTTGGCCAGCATCACGTAAACCAGTGATAAATGTTCGATATCCACCAGTGGTGTTCAAAGAAGTGGTATCAATTGTACTTCTGGATTTATTAGGTCCAGTAATGCTTTTGATGTGTCCAATCTCTTCCCACGCATTTAACGTGGTGTTGTATCGTTCAAATTGTGTACCTACACCAGAAATGGGTGATCCCATAATTAGATCTCCTTACACATAATAAAAAAATTAACAAACCACCTAGCTCTATTGTTTGAATCATAATCTAATAGAGCTGGTCCACCAACACACTTAATAACTAAATAAGTTGTATTAGTCCATATTTCATTATTTTTACCATTCAAAAAACCCTTTATCTGCTTACATAAATTTCCTGCTGCTAAATATGATGTATTGCGTACTTGAATTTTAATGCCTGGATAATCTAAAACAACGACCCCATCTAATGTTAAGTCAGATATATCACCAACACTATCAAAAACAGTAACACAATTATTTGGTGTAGAAGGCTCTCTGCCAATAAATAAATCTACTCCAAAATTAAGTCCTAGAGAACTTTCACTTTCTAACATATCTTTTATATCTACACTTGTTATATTCATGATTTTATACTAGCATCTTGTGCAACTATTCTCAATACTTTACGTTTATTACGGTTAATGGAAGCAACAAAAAATTGTGGGCCAGAACCTTGCCTTGTCCATTTTACTTTAGTTCCTTGATTACTATACATCTCATGCACTATACGGGCATAGTGAGCAGAAAAACCAAATACAATATGAGGGCCATATACTTTACCACGTTCAATAGCTTCTGCTAAAGCTTGTACTAATGCTTTATTATGATCATATGTTAATTGAGCTTCATCTTTATTTTCATTAGTAAAGCTAGGAGATGCTTTTGTAATAACAGCACCATTACTTGTTACACAAAACCAACTCTTTCGCATATTACCATGTTCAACAGGAATCATTGGGGACACAGAATCCATACTTTCATGGATAACTGATTGTGCTTTTATTAATCCTTTTAAAGTTCGACCTTTTAATTTGTATATTTCATTATCAAAGTTTCTCATTATCTGATCAAACCCTAATAACTTCTTATATCTATAATTAGACATTATCTTGCTTGTCCTGTATTTTCTTTTCCTAAAAATGCTTTACGAGTGTATTTAGTCCCACGTAAATTTGGAATTTTATCAAATCGCACAATCATTTCAGCATCTTCAATATCTATTGGTGTAGCTATTAATCCAGAATCAACATCTTCTAATAAACCAAACCACAAATAACCTTCTTCATCAACATCTCGATCTACATACACCTCATGCTTTGCTTGTACTTCAACACCATTATGTTGAAAATTTACTATTCCTGTAGCTTCCCATCTACAATTAATTTCTATAGGCTCATCAAAAGTATATCCTCCATATCCATTATTAACAGGATTCCCCCAATATACACATTTATAAGGAAACCTTCTTATAAAATTATCACTCATAAGCAGCCTCTTCATCAGAGTCTTCAACAGGGATTGCATATATACTTGCTGCTTGTTTTCCAATACGTTGTGCTAAAATACCACTTACGTCAAGCACCTTAACTTGCTGACCATAAGAAGTAAAATCTAAACCCATACCATACGTTCCACCATATTCATCTTTACCTTGTCCAGCAGTCTCAGACTTTAATTGTCTCTCCATTGTACAAGCTAAAAAATGAGCAGAAAGAAATAACTCAATTGATGCTAACTGTGTACTAGTTAATACAGTACTTGTGCCAAGCATAGATGTTATTAACCCATTGGCAGCAGTAATAAATGTATCTATTACAGTATCACTTAAAGATGTTTCAATTATTAGCTTTACTTCATCTGCTGTTACTCTACTCATATCATTCTCCTAATATTCTCTTTAATTCTAGTTTTATCAAATTTAGGATCAATAAATTTAAAGGCTATATCACTCCATTGCAGCCCTAACCAAGCAACAACTTCTTTAATTGAATCATAATCATGATATGCCATTCTTTCAGGCCATACTACTTTATAATCTACTCCATAATTTATTAATTCAATAAAACTGTTTTCATACTGATGAATCAATTCAAGACAAGCTTCATGATTTATAGACATATAATTTGTCTTCATATAACTATTAATAACATCACCAGTACGTCTTCTTACTATAACCCATTTAGCTTCAGGAAAAGCTTTTGCCCATATAGGCCATAATGTAATTAAGTGAGCACCCTTAATTCCCCATGGGCCACCTGTATACCCATCTGATCTTAACTGAGTAAATACGGATTCTCTCCAATGGATTTTTCTAATATTATTCTTTTCATAAGGAAGTATAATCTTATAAAAGATAGCCAAATTCTCACAATACTTACTATTTTTACCAACTGTACCAATAAAAGCACCACACTTATTAAATAACTGGAGGATCATGCTTGTCCCGCTACGCCCCACAGAAACACAAAATATAGGTTGATTCATCTCCAGTACTCCTTAATCCAAGGAACAGTGTCAACAAGTTCATGCGGCTTAGGATGTCCATGACAACTGACAAGCCTTGTCTTATCAGTAATTGCTATATTACGACGAATATGGCTTTTATACGACAAAAAAGTATTGGGGTATACCATTTGTAAAAAATCCATTTTAGTTCTGAATGCTTGTCTATAGAAGTATCTCTCATTACCTTTAGTTTGATTTATAATATTTACTGTATCTTTTTTAAAATTTTCCCAAAATGGGAATGTGTTAGCTTCAAAAAACACTATGTCTCCCCCAGATATATTATTTTCCCTAGGTTCAGACCTAGTCATGAATCTTCCTGTATAGGAAAATATATTATCCATATTTCCTGTAATTAATAAATCTAAATCTAATATAACAACACGCCCCTCAAGTTGAGCTTCTTTAGAAAAAGCAAATAATTTTGGTAGTCGGCCTTTCCATACAGGAGCAGTAAAATAATGAACATTAATATTTGGGTCTAAATTGGGTATTACTAAACCATCTTGTACAAAACAAGTAAACTTAAAAGGTATTGTTGTATTCTTTTTTACACTAAAATATAAATTATTAATATATCTCTCAGCAAGAGAGAGGTCTTCCCAACCGGAATCTTTAGTTCCAAGCCAATAAAAACAAACAACATTTACCGGATTCATTAATTGAGCCTCTTCTCTAAAACAAGTATAATGCGTTTTCAACCAAGGATAATATTGTTGCATTGCAAAATCTCTTGGGTGATTAGTGCCATTAAAAAATATTATTTTTGCATTCTCGGGTAATTTTGGATTCGTCATATTTCTATATGCATAAATACCATCTGCTTTTGTCCACACCAATTCATTATTTAATACATTTGATATGTGTAATTGATCCGTACCACCTTTATATTTGCCAAAAGTGATTTGATAATTATCTGGGTTAAATGAACTGTATACTTGAGAACGGCATCCAGAATTCATCATCCACAATGCTCCACAATACTGGGTAGCACCACCATGATCACCCCAAATAATAAAATCTTCTGCCCTAGAGAATAAGGATGTGACATCGTCAACAATAACACAATCTAAATCAATAGAAACAAATCTTGGGCCAAATAAAGAAGCGATATTTTTACTAAATGATTTAAGTCTGACAAAACATCCACCCTTATTTCTAAATTCATCCCACAAGGGGATTACTTTAACTTCTTCTCGAATACCTTTAGGATCATCAGTCACACAGATTAATTGAAATGGTATATGCAAATGTTTTACTAACATTTGATATAAAATATTTACATCTACATAAGTAAACTGTGTCCTTGTTTTTGTTGAAAGTGTTTTCGGTAAAGGTTTCCATTTCCAACAAACAATAGATACTGGCTCCATTACAATTTCCTCAAAATATACCCACTATATTTCCCATACGTATATTTATGAATAATTTCAAATCCTTGAATAACAAAAGCATCGGCAATGTCTTTTAGTGAATCCCACCACATAGCATTTAATGGATTTCTATTAGATACAGGGTTTAATATTTCTTCCATAGATAATGGAACTGTTCTTGAATCTAAAGCATAACAAGTATCAGATTCATAAACAAAAATACCATTAGTAATTAATACTCTTTTTACTTCTAAAACTAATTTATCTAAATCCAAACAATGATCCAGGGAATTAGAAAACACATTCTCAAAACTATTATCTGTAAAAGGTAAATTATGCCAATCCCCTTGAATTACTAAATCACCAATAGGAAATAAATCAACACCTATGGAGTCTTCAAATCCTAATGCTCTTGCTGCTCTAACTTCACAACCTGTTCTAGCACCAAGACAAAGTATTTTTCCCATATGTAAATATGACTTAACAACATTAAAATGCTGTACAAAACCCCTAAATCTTTTACTATTACTAGCTTTTACATAATCAGGCCTATTTCTAGCTTTTGTACCTTGTTTATAAACATAAGCCTCATAGTTTGCAACTGGACGATGATAAATCATAATTTCCTCAAACAAGAAGTTATACAACCTGGAACTGTTTTACGTTCTTCAGCAGGAAGGAGAATTTCATAAGTATATAATCTGCAAAGTGCTGTAAAAAAACTAAAGTCATACTGATGAACACCATGATCTTTTAATGGCCCATACGCAAGAGGGACAATATGAATTACAATTCCACCAACCTTTAGCATCTTATGTATATTCTTAAACACTTGTTGCTGTCTTATCACATGCTCTGTAGTACCAAAATTAGTAACAATATCAAATTTATTCTTAAATTCTCCTGGAATTGGTAATCCCAAATCAATTGGTATTGCTCCATCTTGTCCATTAATATCAAATGAAGTATGGTCAAATCCTAATTTAGTAAAATACTCTTTTCCTGTTTTACACATATTAGGATCATACTTTACTAAACCTGGGTCTGAGTGATGTTTCATATGTTGATTCCCAAGTTCAGCCATTTTATATTCTGCATAACTCATTATTAGCTGATCATCAGAATATCTTGGAAATATTTCTGCCGCTTCTAACGCTTCACAAAAGAAAGCCAAATACTTTACTTTAATACCCATGATTATATTTCCTCATATGGAAAAGACAAAACTCGTATCTCTTTTTCTCTTCCTTCTTCCTTCTTCCTTTTTAAAATATCAGACACAGTATGCTTATGTTCATTGTGTGCTAATTTTCTTGCAAACTCTGTTGTACTAGCATCAGCAATTACAGATCTATCATATCTAGTAAGAGGTATTTTTAATCTGTGGTTGCCATTAGCTATAGAAAAAGCCCTTCGTCTATATCCTCCAGAAGTACCATAGTTCCCAGAAAGTTCTTCATCATATCCTCCAATTTTCCAATATAGTTCTTTACTCATAAAAAAAGAATCATCATGGTATTTATATGGTGTATTATCTGGGGCATCAATTCTTCTAAATAAATAAACAATATCTGTTTTTATTTTCTTATTTTTAGTAAGAGCTTTTACTAATTGTGCAGCATGTTCAGTTTGAACAACATGATCCATATCAGTTAGTAAAAGCCATTTTCCAGAAGCATATTTAGCTCCAATATTCCTACAAGCAAGCCAATTCCAAGGAACTTTTTTAGTAATCCGAAATTGCCTAATATTAAGTTCAGGAAACTCAGATTTGCACATGGGTTTTTTACTACTGCAATCATCAGTAATAATAAACTCAATCTGATTTAATACTTTTTCAGGATATGATTTCCATACACATAGTTGTTGGTAAAACATTTCTGGATTATCATAATAAGAGTAAACAAAAGTAATTAATGGGTTATTCATAATCACCTTTTACAAAGTAAATAATAAAATCTTTTAATTCCCTCCCTTTTGGTGCTGGTATAGCAAAAGTTTGCCAATTAGGAAAATAGCCATTTAATTTTGTTAGCCACCAATCGGCCGGCTTCTGAAGTAAATGTGCATTCTTTCCATTTGGCAATATTTTATTTGCTGGATGCATCGCTATATTCAAAAACAAAACATGTTTTGTTAATTGAACTAAATGATTTAATACAGCATCAAGATATTCAGGTTCAATATGCTCTAATACATCTGTTGCAGTAACAAGTTCTGCTGGAGTAGGTTCTGTTGATCTTTCTTTAATTGCTGGGTCAAACCCTTCATATAAAACAGGAGTATAACTTACTAAATGAGTATAACTATGATAAAGTGTTTCTCTTCCACAACCATAATCCAGCCATGTTTTAATATCATAATCTTTAATAAGTATATTAATTCTATCTACCCAGCGATATCCACTAGCCCCAAATCCTCTTGGAGCAGCATGGAGTTGTTTATTCATTTTCAGGTAGCTCTTACTAATTCTTTTTTCGGTATTCATAAATATCATCCAATTCTATGTGCATAGTTCTTTCATATTCTAATTTAGTTAAATATAAATGCACAGGATTAAGTTTTTCTTTTAAAGCCTCTACTAAAATTAAGGGTTTATATTTATTAATAGTTATAACTGCACCTTGAAGGACATTCCATTCATACCCTTCTACATCTAATAAGATAGCATCACAATTTAATAAACGTAAACTGTCAATTGTAATCATTGGTATATTGCCAGGTAGAGAACTTACTTTATGTGCAGTAAGACTTATCCTGTTCATGGATATTACTTTATTAATTTCACCTAAAGCCGAATTAGATTTAATAACATTCATCCCATGCACATTTTTATCCAAGCATTCAAATGAGATTGGTTCCGGTTCAAATGTATAAACTGTTTTAAAATACTTACTAAGTAAATTAGGCCAAACACCAATACTACCACCAGCTTGAACCACAGTATTAAGTCTTTTATTTCTTTTACAAAAACCAACAGCTACACCAAGACTTTTTACTCTTGTTAAGGAGCATTTCCATTTCTCCGCTACATCATCAGGCCAATAGTACCCTTCAATGAATTTCATGATTTTCCTTTATGTACCCAGGAGTTTTAGGATGCACATGAGCATAAAACATCCCAAGATGCCCAAGATCCAAAGTTTGTCTAAATTTAGATAGCCGTTCAGCAAGTAATGTTGCAGTTGGTCCTAAAGAGATAACTATAACTGTGTCCTCATTAGTTCTATAAATT